CCAGGTGGTGACCAGGACGTCGACCAGGTGGGCCGGCTGCAGCTCGACCAGGTGGTGACCAGGACGTCGACCAGGTGGGCCGGCTGCAGCTCGACCAGGTGGTGACCAGGACGTCGACCAGGTGGGCGGCCTGGCCTGATACCCGAAACGAAAAACCCGGCGCGCGGCCGGGTTTGCTGTGGGGTGAAAACGGACTACTGGTCCCGTCCTAGGTCCCCGACCACGTGGTGCCGCAACAGTGACCCAGGCGGCAGGGACCGGGCAAACCGGACCACGGCCGGCGCGTCATCAGGCGCGCCGGCCTGGCGGGTACCGTGCCAGGCGATCGCTACCGGGCCGCCGGTCCCGTAGCATCCGCCGGCCTGGTCGGCGCCCACCAGGCGCGCGGCCTGGCCATGGGCGACAAAAACGATTGCATAGTCCCGGTCGCCACGCGCGCACAAGGGACGGCCGGCGCCGCAGCTGGCGCAGGTAACCGTTTCGACCGTTTCGGCCGGGCACTGCACAAACCGGCGGCCGGCCACGGTATATGGCCACACTGTGCCGGCCGGTGCGGCCACCACGGCCGGGCGGCCGGCGGCCATGGCGGCCATGGCCTGGTCGATTGTGTCGCAGCTGGCATTGATCACAGTCTCACCAGGCGCCGGCGCCGGCAGGGTTTCGGCCGGGAAGTGGGAATACGTCCAAGCTTGGCCACCAGGTGGCACGGCCTGGCGGACGGCCGCCAAATAGTCCTGGTCGACCAGGTCGGCGCCCTGGTCACCCTTGGGGTTCAATGGGCAGGTCTTCGGGCAGGTCGCGAGGGTCTTATGCTGGCCGGCGCGGTATGTGACGGCAATCGGGCCGGTTTTCCGGTTTGCACTAGTGCGGATTGTTTTCAACATGTCGGGGCTCACTTTCTAACTTTCTAGACCAGGTAGCCGACCTGGCGCGGTGCAAACATTCTAACCATAAAAAACCCGGCGCGCGGCCGGGTTTAAATCTACCTGGTCGACCAGGTCAAACCACGCCCAGGCGCGCGGCCTGGTCGGATAGCATCCGGTCGGCCGTATTAATCGCGTCGACCCGGTCGGGCGTGAAATATTCCGAAACCAGGTTTTCGACCTGGTCGATTAATTGAACGCGATATTCGGAATATTCCGCCGACCAGGTAACGCGAAATCGGCCGACTCCGGGAAAAGACCCGGCATATACCAGGCGCCGGCTCATGCCACCACCTCGACCAGGTCCAACAGGCCGCCGGCCTGGGTTTCGAATTCGACCCGGTCGGACTGCCAGGGGATCGACCTGGCATATGCGGTGGCGCCGGTCACCGCGTCCCACACGGTTTCGATAGGCCGGCCTTCGTCGAGCATATGGGCATGTTGCACGCGTGCGGCCACGCGTGGCCCAAACCGATTGGCCAGGAACTTATCGACCTTGTCGATTTTGCTGGCCTGGGCGCCGCGCAAGACCCCGGATATATTGGACGCGCTGGCGCGGCTGTATTCCAACAGGGCCGGGGTAACCTGGTCGATAAACTTATCCGGCGCGCTGGCGGTATGCCGGATGCTGATTTCATCCAATTCGTGCGCGCCCCAAACAATACGGTTTGCGCAAACAAAATCAAACAGGAAGGTTTTGACCCGCAGCGACCCGGCGCCGGTTTCGCTATTGGTCACGAAGAACCCGCGCGCAAGCTCGCCGGCTTTACCGTCACGCCGACCCGGCAGTTCTATGCGGTTGATTTCATCAGCCAGGAAGATAAAGCAATCCCTGTCGCCGGCATATAACGTGGTGTTCGCCCTGGTGACCTGGTCGAGCGCCTTACCCCAGGTGCCAGGGACGCGCCAGTCACCGGTTACGCCATCGCCAAAGCGGTCCATCAGGGCCGCGACTACGTCCCCGTCCCAAATGCGGCCATAGTTCGGGCCCGTCACGGCGCGCAGCTCGGACACGCCATTGCGGGACAACAGGACGCCGATATCCTTCGCCTCCCGCTCGACCTGAAAACCGTAATTCAGGCAGTCGGCAGCCAGCGGGGCCGGCAGCTGCCGCAGGTAAGCGCCTGGCGCGCCGACCAGGTTTGCGGCCTGGCCCATGGCCCAGTGCGTGGGCGCATAGCCGTGGCCGTTGGGGCCTTCGATCAACAGGCCCCGATTGTCGTCAGTCGGGACGGCGCGCAGACGGCGGCTGCTGACCACGGCCGCGCGGCTGATGGCGCGGCGCGTTTCCATGGCGGCATGCATCTCCGGAAGGGAAACAAAGCGCTCTTCCTCAGGACGGGTGGCCCACTGGGTGTTGGCCTGCATAAGTGTTGTCATCTTGAACTCTCTTTCTAACTTTCTAGGAAACCGGGAAACCGTCCCGGCGGCGGTGTTTGCATTCTACATGCAAACAGGGACGGGCCGTCAAGCGACCCGAGGATCGTCGAGCATGTCGCGCGCCCACTGGCGGTATCTCGCGAACAGCTCCGGGAAAGCTTCCAACAGGCGCGCCTTGTTGTCACTGTCGGCGCGATAGTAGGCCACGCCGATCGCTGCAGCAAAGCCGCCGCCCACTTTTTCCATAGCCATTGCCGCGCGCCAGTTCCAGGTGGCCAGCTCTTGATCTTGCTGGTCGGTCATACCGTGGCCTCCATGTGGTCGAGCGCATCGATGATCCCCTCGGCGCAGTTATAGATCGCGACCGGGCTTATCCAGGCGCGCGAGTCATCCTCAGGCCGGCCGGCCGCGACTATGTCGCTGCAATACTGGCGCACCGCCTCAAGGACCAGGGCCTGGGTCAAGGGGCCGCCGGGATTCATCACCATCAGATGGGTGATTTTCTGCACGTTGTCTCTGCGCCGCATGTCAGGCCTCCCGGATGTTGAACATGGTGTCGGACAGGTAGTCGCGGATTTTCCCGTTCAGGTCGATCGCGTCCGTCAGGCGATCGACACTGATCTCATCGGCCAGGTCGGACAGGTCGACCTCGCTGGCCAGGTCGGCATAGTCCAGGACCTCGGACCAGTCGACATTACTGATCAGGTCGGACGGGCTCAGCTCAGCGGCCAAGCTGGCCAGGTTGACGCCCTCGCCAATTGTCCGCAGTTGGGCGGGGATCAGCTCGCCGGCCAGCTCTGCCAGGTTGACGTGCGCGGCCAGTTGGCGCATCTCATCATCGCTGAAAATCACCCGCTGCAGTTGCGGCGTCAGGTCAAACGCGCGCGCCTCAAGCGCGGCCAACCTGGCGGCCAGGGGCGCCAAACGCTGCTCGACCGCGGCCTGGACCGCGGACTCAAATGCCACCTGCAAGGCGGCCACGATAGGGTTCGTTTCGGACATGTCTTTCTCTCTTTCTAAGTTGCAGGCCTTGCGGGATGCTTGGCCTGATCGGGATTCTACATCACAACTATCAACTGGTGTCAACTATCCCCGCCAACAATCCTGTGAAACAGCCAAAGCCAGAACAGGCGCAGGGCGAGCCCCCGCTGCGTGTCCGGGACCACTTCGGGCTCCGCCGGCTGACTGTTGGCGATCATCTGCTTTCTGACTTTCTTGCGTGTGGTCCGGTTCACCCTGCCGGCACGTAAAGGGACTGCCTGGTGGTCAGGACCAGGTCGCGCATAGACACCCAATCCTCATGCGTCAGCGTGCCCAAAGCCATCAGCACCAGGTGCATTTTGTGCGCCATCTCGGCCCGATATCCAGGGCCATCGTTCGGGTCTTCCAGGTCCCGCAGGTTTTCCATCAGCTCGGGGTTCATCCACTGGCGCTCGGCGTCCTGGTAAATTTGCAGAGACACTGAGGTGATGATGTCTTCCAGCCGATAGCCGGTCTGGCGACCGACCCGATTGCGGATTGGCGCCGGCCAGGACTCGACTACCAGGCGGACGCCGTTGGCGGTCGTGTGAACCCTGGACACGGTTGGGTACTCTACGTGTTTCATCTCTTTCTACCTTTCTATGGTTACCTGGTCATCCAGGCAGGGACACTATAGCATAGTGTTTTTACGATCGTCAACCCAGCATCGCGGCGCGCAATTCGGCCCAGGATATCCCCGTCCAAGGCCAGCGCGCCATAGGCGGCGTGTCGATTCCCATGCGCACCAGGTCCAGGGCCTGCTCCCCCGCAAACAGCAGCAGCTCCGACTTGTGGGCATGGGCAGTGCCGGGCGGGAAATACTGGACCAGGATGTAGGTCGGGCAGCGCAGGTCTGCGTGCTTGACATGGAAGGCCACCTGGTGCGGAGACAGGGCGATCTTGCGCCCACGCTTGACCACCTTGAGTTCGACCATCACGAACTCCCCATGCGGGAAGGCGACCAGGCAGTCCGGGATGCCCAGGTTCACCCTGGATTCAATCCGGGTGAAATGGCAATTTGGGACGTTGTCTTTCAGGCGCTTGTACAGGTTCGCTTCGGGCTTCGTTGCCATCGTCTTTTTCCTCTTCAGGCTCTTCCTCGATCTGCCTGGGCGTCACGTCCACAATGGGCCCGGCCTGGCCGCCGTACAGGCGCTTGATCTCGTCAAGCTTACGCATGACCTCTTCCTTGGACATGCTATCGATCGTCCCGTGCCTGATCTCCTTGCGGTCGATGTAGATCGTGCCCAGGGCCTGACCACGGCGATACTCTGCCTGAACGGCCGCGCCGTACGCGCCGGCAGCCAGCGCCTGGTCCCGGATGACCTGGAGGTCGCGCATGTGCCGCTCAAAGGTGGTGGCGTACTTTTCGCCCAGCTCCCGGCGGCGTTCCTGGATGGCAGCCACGATGTGGGGGCTCTTGTCAGGGTCGGTCAGCTCCCGGGCCCGGTTCTTTGCCCAGATTTCGCTGTACCCGGCGCGGATGGCTGCCTCCTTAAGGGTCACGTGTCCATCGCCGGCCACGAACTCCTCAACGAACTTCCACTCCTGCGGTGTCAGCACCCGGGGTTTGTGGGGCTTGACCGGCGCGGTGATCCGAGCCTCGACCCGCTGGTCGATTCCCCCCAAGCTCTTGCCGGCCAAGAACTTCTCATCCTTGTACGTACCCATCAGGCGACCCTCCACAGCCGCCAGCCCTCGCCGTACTTGCGGATGGTGAACCGCACCCCAGGGTGCCGCTTGGCGTACATGTAGGCCGCGCTGCGCAGGTTCTTGATCCAGTCCGCGTCCAGCACCAGGAAGCTGTCGCCGACCGCCATGTCAGGGAAGGGGTAGACCTGCCGTTGGCGGTCGTCAGGCAGGGGCACGTGTCTCTCGATTCTCATGGTCCGATTGTGCAACACTTCCACAGGGTAACGCAACCGCCCGTCCGGCCCTTCCAGGGCAAATTCAGGGTTCCTATAGACTTTTTTTGACCAATGTATGTTTTTTTTTTTTCAAAAAGTCATCGCGCGCGCATTTTATGTGAAATTACATCCTTGAACACACTGTAATGTCCTGTACACGTCTAACCTATTGATTTCATTAACTTCTTACACCATTACGTCTATTACGTCATTTTCCAAAAAAAAAAAAACAAAACACATGAATTTGAAAAAAAGTCTATAGAAACACCGAAATCTCGGCCACAGCCCCGGTCCGTGGCCCTCGGCCCTGTATGCCTGTACAGCCCACCAAGGGTAAACCCCCACAAACCGTCCCCCATGCCCCTCCTACTGCAACTCCCCCGGCTCGCACCATTCCCCTGTCATCAGGCGTGCTGCCACTGACATGGGGAGGGTGTCCGCCACTTCGATGGCGGTGATGGCCTTGTCGCCGAAGCAGGGCCCGACGAAGGCGTACTTGGTGTTGCCGGCGGTGATGATGAGCAGTTGGACCGTGGGCCGTGGCACGAGGCCCTCGATGAGTCCTTCGAACGCCGGGGTCACTTGAGGACCTCTTCCCAGCCTGGCCCTGTCTTGCCTTCTTTGATGCCCAGATCGAGGGACAGGCGCTCGACTTCGTCTTCCAGCCGGCGCTTTTGGACTCTGAGTTGGTGGACCTGGTTGGCCAGGTGTTCCATGGAGTCGTTTTGGACCTCGATGCGGCGGCGCAGGGAGGCGATGTACTCCTTGGTCTCCAGGCAGTCGATGGGGCGTGGTGGATTTTCTGTGGAAAATTCAGCGGGTCGCATGTTCAGCTCCTTTTGCTGCGAAGTTCTCTGTCCCTGGCCAGGGCCAGCATGAGGCGGTTGGGGTATTTGTTGGCGGCCATGGCGCGGCTGATGTAAATCTCCACGGTCCGTTTGGAGATGCCCAGTTTACGGGCCACGAGGTCGGTCTGTCCAAACTCGCAGATGGCGTCCAGGACTGCCTGCTCGCGTGGGGTTAAGTTCAGTGGTTTGGGCACGTGGGTCTTTCACAGTTTGATGCCGCGCAGTTGGCGGCAGCGCTCGCGTTCGGCGGGGGTGATGTCTGGGCTGATCTCGGCGACGGGGCACAGGTGGTCCCTGGGCGGCCGTGGTCCGTGGCTCGCGAGCCAGACGATGCTGGCCATGGTGCCGAGCATGATAGTGGCCGCGGCGATGGCGAGCAAGACGGCTTTCATGCTTGCCCCCTTGCTCTCATTCTGAGTTTGGTCTGGCCCTCCGCAGGCAACAGTTCTTCTGCCATGACATTTCTGCCGCCAATCACATAGCTGACCCTGCCGTATCTGTTCATGGTTACCTTTTCAACAGTTCCGATGAAGGGTTCTCCAGCCCATGTGAACGGGTAAACGGGCACAACGTCTCCGACCTGGCAGTGAACCTTCTTGTAATCAATGCCGTGTCTCATGCCTGCCCTCTTGCGCGGATGTATGAGATTGTTATGTGCTGCCCAACGAACATTCCAGCCAAGAAACACAAAAGTAAAGTCCACTCATCCATGATTCGTCCCCCTTGCTCGGATGGCGTCTGCGCAGTCTTGGGCCGCCTCAGCATAGGTTGTATATGGCGGCGTGACTTGAAACAATTCTTCACACACCTTCGCACACGCCTCACGCTCGTCATCAATCAGCTTCTGTATCTTGCTCCCATACATCGACACAACAATTGAAGGCAAGCCTATCTCCATCGCCCGCTCGTACAGTTTGATGCGCTCAGGGGCCACAGTGACGGTAACCTCATCTGTATGTTTCATAGAAGCCCTCCTTGAGCAACATGGCATCTGAGTATTCGTGCTTGAACCACTTCCACATCTCGGCGCGTTCTTCTTTGACCTGGGCCCATAGGATCAAACAGTACCAACTCCATCGTTCGTCGTTCCAGTCGTAAGCCTTTTCAGACAACAAGCGGTGAGACGTAATGGAGACGTTCATGCTTAGGTAACTGAGCAGCGCCTGTAGCTTGTCCTTGTGGGTTCTCATGCGTTTTTGGTTCATGCTTCCCCCTTTGCCGCAGCAATTGCAGCATAGGCTTTGTCCATTGCGTCTGTCCACCCGATCACCGCCATTCCGGGGCCGTCTTCAATTTCAACAAGGCGACTCAACGCCTCCAGTAATTGCGCGTTGACCGCATGAAGTCGGCGCAGTTCGGCTGCGGCTGCTCGGCGTGGCGGATATTCTTTTTCTTCCAAGGCATCAGCCAGCCGCAGGGCTTCTGGTTGTTGGGTCATGTCAGTACTCCACCTTTTCGATCTTGAATTCGTGCTCGCAGTGTTCGCAGGTCACTTCCCAGTCCTTGAGTCTTTCCCATCGGTTGTTAAAAATGTGGCCTGAGATGTCGTGCTCTGTGTCGTGCTGTGGCTCAGACAAGTCGTTGGACTCATCGCACTTTGGGCAGGTAACGTACAGGCTCCAGTCCAGTTGCGCCGTGGGTGGCCTAGTCATTTCTTTTCTCCTATGCCGTGCGCGGCCTCGATGGCGCGAGCGATGTCGTATGCATCGTTGATTGATGCCTCACCCATTTCGTCGCAGTACCGATTCCAGATGTCGTCTATCTGCTCCTCCGTCAGCGGCTGGCGCTGTGCTGCGGGTGGGGTGGTGTAGATGGCGTGCTGTTCGTATTTCTCACCTTGCGCCTGCTCTTTGACTCGATATTCAAGCCACCTGTCGGACGCGCCCTTGCTGGCATGAATTGAAAGCCACTTACGCCTTCCGACAACCTTTACTGCCCAAGCCACTGGTTCAAAACTGTTATTCATACTGTTTCCGTTTCTTTGCTTCTGTCATTTTGGCGTTTATCATGGACTGACACGAGTGCGGCACGTCATTGAGGTCTACCAACTTCCATTTGCCAGCTACTTGCATCCACTTGAGAGACCCCCTGCCGCAGTATTTACATCTGGAGTTGTGGGTCATTTCTTTCCCCAACGGATGGTGGGCTGCGGATCAGCCAAGCGATACACGCCGTCGATGTTGTAAACGTAGTAGTCCGGCTCCAGCATCCGAGGTTTTGCATTTGGCGCATAAACCAGCACAGTCATCGGTGCTGGCGGGCAAATTTTTGCTGCCTTTTTTGCTGCGGCTTCAATCGTTGTCTCGCGCTCAATGACAACATCTTGGGCGCGTTCGCGCCCTGCAACGAACCTGCGGAACCTGAATGGCGGCTCCCACACATGGTCTGGGACTTTTGCCGCTTCATCGACCCACGCTACCGGCTCCTGCAAAGGTGCTGCGGGTGGGGTGGCTGGGCCGTAGTAAAGAGGCACAACATCGACCTGCGCGGGCTTGCGGTAATACAAGTTTGTGTAGTCGTGAACATCCACCCACGCCACCGGCTCCTGCTTCTCAGCCTCTGCGATGGCGGTGCGGAGGGCGGTGATGGCTTTGGGGGCAATGTCTACCTCAAGGATGTGCGCCTCGTCATGAGTGTCCATGTTGACGTACATCTCCAGCGCCTCCAGCGCCTGACGCATTGCTTCGATGCTCATGTGTTGTTCTCCCTAAGCATCTTCTCAGCGTCATACAGGATATCTCGGTACTGGTAGTCGTACTGGTTGATCTGCTCATCAGTGAGCCCAACCCACGGCCGCTTCGGCGCAGCGGTGTAAAGCGCGATGTCCGCGGTCCGTGTTCCCAGCTTACCCTTGTGTTTTGCGGGAATCACTTCCGTGTCGCTGTCAAACTCCAGGTCCGTGGTCCATGCAACGGGCTGCGGTGCCCCTGCCTGTTCAATGGCGGTGCTCATGTCAAGTCCTTCCACTTCCACCCGAACATCTGCTCGGTGTTCTTGATCTGCTCGTCCGTGGGCTTCCTGAAGACGTGGAACATGGTGCTCGGTCCGTGGTCCCCGTCTGGTGGTGGGTCAATCACCCAGGCCCCCGCCGCCTTCGGCGGCTCGTAGAGCTTGTAGACGGTAGTCGGGTCGATGCGTTCTATGCCCCGGTTCCAGGACATGCCGAACATCGTGACGTCGGCCAGAATGTCCTGCGCGCGCTGCTCCGGGGTCCGTGGCGCAGTCTTCGCGCCGCACCGCGAGCAGGTCAGCCCTTCGGACAGGTCGGCGTTGAAATGCCACTCGTGTTTGCAGTCCATTAAAACTTCTCCTTGAAGAAGCGGTCGATGATCTGGGCCAGCTCGTCGAGGTGGAACTCCCCGCCCTCGCCGCTGGCCGCGCTGATCCAGATCATGCCCGGGCGCCCACCTTGCTGGAGGGTGTATCCGCCAATGTGAACCTCATCGCCTTCATCTTTGGCCGAGGTGTGCTTCTCGCACTCCTCCCAGATAAAGCGCGCGTTGCCCTCACCGAGCACTTTGCGCTCGCCTTTGGTCAGGCCGTTCCACCACTCATTGAAAGTCATGATCCTTGCTCCTTGAAAATATTTGCTTGATCCGCTGCCAGGCCAGCCGGCGCAGGGAGATGTTGCGAAGCTGTGCCTGGGTGCGCAGCAGCTCTGCCATGGTGTCGCTGTCGTGCTTGGACAGAAGCTTCCAGCCCTCTTCAAATTCCTTGCGCGCCAGCTCGCGGCCCTCGCTCCAGCCCTTGGCGTAGGCTTCTGTTTCGACGTCGGCGAACGTGCGCCGTTTGTATTTACTGTTCACGGTAGTAGCTTCCTGTCAATGCGTGCCAGCAGCCTTTGGTAGGCCGCCCGGTCACGCTCCAAATCTTCAATCTCCACGCCCCACAACTCAACGTCGGGGCACATGCCTATTTCAATGGTCACATGCTCGATGGCCAAGGCCAGGGCCTGACGCACGAGGATGAGGTTTGTTCCGGTGAAGGTCATAGCGGCATGTCTCCGTGCCATGGTTCGTCCTTCATGCGCTTGAGGTTGAAGATGAACCGGTATTGCGGGTGTACCTTCACGAACAAGCGTGCGTAGAAGGCGATGTGGTCGTTGCTGATCTTGTAGTCCGAGCCGCGGGTAGTGATCATCACCTCCCAGCGGATGCGGTTGATGATGAGCCAGTGGCTGATCTTCCTGTGGCCGGCATTGATGGCATCCAGCGTGAAGCGTTCAAAGTGCTCCCACACGGCTGGGTTGGCCGCGTTGAAGGCGTTGAACTCCCGCTGACGCAGGTGGAACGGGGTGTTCATGCTCATGGCTGGTCCTCCCCAGGTGAGTCCACACGGAACCCCGCTTCGGCATATTCCCACTTGTCGCAGGTCACGCGGTCCACGGTGTACTTCATGTAGTTCGCCGAGCCTTTGTTCAAACACATAGCCTGCACGGGACCAAAGCCCTCGCACTTAGCAATCATGTCGGACCAGTATTTGCAGTCCAGGCACTGGTTGACGGCCCTCATAGACGTATCTCCAGAAGCTTCTCGTCCGAGTCCTCGCTGACGTACCGAGAGAACAGGGTGATCTCGATAGTGCCGTCGAGCGTCTCGATCACCAGCTCCCGGTTGGCGCTGACCTGCCCATCAATAAGACCGTTCTCCTTGATGGGCCCCACGCTGATCGAAGTGACCTGGTGGATGTTGAGATTGAAGTTCTTACTCATGCCTTTCTCCTTTCTAAGTTGGCTTGGTAATTTTACTGATCGCGGCGGAAATTGATCTAGGAGTTTTCCCTATTTCAATTCAAGGGTGTCGTGGCCCATGCCGCAGGCAACGCTGAACTGCGACGCAATACGCACTGCCTCTTGAGCCGACAGGCCCGCGGCCAGTGCGCCTACGGCGTAGTCGCGGCCACTGCCGAACACGTACCAGCCGTCACGCATGGCAGCCTCGGTGAAGTCCATTGGGTGAGGGCTTCGCTCGTACTTGAGCACGCGGCAGTCGGGTGTGATGGCCAAGAAGGCCACCCAGTCGTCTTTGTTGCGCATGCACGGCGGCGCCTGAGCAGGATCAGCGCCCTGCCCGAACCACTCGAACATCTCCTGCGCCAGGTCCCAGTCCCCAGCAGCAGCGCACAAGTAGCCGTGAATGCGGCGCACCTTCGTCACGACCCTTGTCATGTCGCTTTGCGTCGACTGCTTGTCAGCCGTCAGGGTCTTGGCTCGATGGTCCCAGATGATGATAGTCATGGGGCTTCCTCCGCTGCTACTTCCTTGAGGTTGACCCAGCAGGGGCTGACCCATGTCAGTCGCTCGCCGGGCAGTTTGCGATAGTGCCCCTTGCGGTAATGCGCGCAGGGTGAGCCGTGCTCAAACCCTCCCCGCTGCAACCGCTCGATGGCCTCGTCGCGCTCTTTGATGCCCACACGCGTGCTGGTCAGCAGGCGAAGCTGATGCATCATCCGAATGCCGGCCATGCCGCCAGGGATGGCGTTCAAGCCCATCGGGGCCAGCGTGTACTTGGCCACGGCCTCTTCCTCCAGCGCGTAGATTTTGCCGAGTGAGTCGGCAGAGCCACTGATCTGGATGACAGGGTGCATGGGGATGCCTTGATGCACCAGTTGGTACCACACAGAGTGCAGCAGTGAACCGGTGTTGGTCTCGGCCTTGTAGCCATGTTCCCGCATTCGGGTCAGGATGTCCCGCTTGGTGATGCCGATGTAGCCGTGCTGCAAGGGTTTGACAGAATCTTTTGTGAACCGCTTGTCGTCCGAATCGACCTTGAATCGAATGTGGTAAATCGAGTACTCCTTCAAAAGCTCCCTGTCGTAGGCAAAGTGCAGCGGGATGTCCACACGCAGGGAGATGTGGTCAGGCGCGATCTTGGTTGTCTCTCCTTCCGGAAAGCGAGAGCCAATGAACATGGTCTGCAAACGAGAGCTCCCATCCTGCCCTGTCCTGACAGGGTCTGACAGGTTGATCACGGTGATGCCGCCGTCATCCTTTGGATTGCGCGCCATCGCCGCGAGGACGTGGGTGCCCCGGTCCTTTTGAACTGCCTTAGGGTGAGATTTCAAGGCGTCTCGAAGAACCTTCTCCAGGTAATCGGCCCGTGCGCCGTCACCGAAGATCGTTCGAAGGTTCTTGTACTTCATCAGAACCACCCGAACCAAATGCCTGTGCCATGCACGCATCCGACGGGGAAGAACACCGCCCCTGCAATCAAGAAGCCCCAGGAGGCTGTTTTGAGGCAGGTGATGACGTGAGTGAACCAGGCCAGGACGACCCAGATGCCAACTGCAAATGGAAGAAGCTCGCTCATGTCTCAACCCTTTCATAAGTCGTTTCAAAGATGTCCGGCTTGCACGGGTAGTGCTCGCCCTTTACGCCGGTGATGATCCAGTCGCCGGGGCAGACAATGTGCCCGCCTTCCAGTGTGTCGATCCAACCGTGCTTGTGCATGATCACGCCACAGTTCACGCAACTGCGCTCACCTGCGTAGGCTTTGTCTGGGTGGCGAAAGTAGCGCACCACCTCGCCTTCCCAGCCGTGCGCTTTGCGGTGCTCGCCAGAGATGCTTACCAGCCGCCCGTTCTGAAAGCCGTCCTGGTTGCTGGCGTAGTCCAGCGGATGGTCTCCGTTCTTGAACCACTGCGTGGCCTCGATTACCACGGGCTTCTTGCGGAACTTCATAGGTCCACCCCGTCAATCAAGTGAGATAGGTTTCGGTTGATCCGGTCAACGTGGGCCGCGATCCGCGCTGCTTGATCCCCCAGCGGTGACTCCGATCGTTGACCAAGAGCCTTCTCGACCGGGCTGCTGGCCTCAGGCCGCGCTGACAGAACGGGCGTGAGCCGCCCCGTCAGCCGATCCAGTTGCTCTTCTATGGCCGACACGCCCATGGCGATGCGTTCGAGGTTCTCCTCGATGCTGCTGCGCGGGCGAACCTGTTGCAGGCCGATCGATGCGCCTGCTATCGTCGAGTTGGACCATGCCGCCTTTTTCTCTTCTATTTCACGCTGCTGCGCCTCGTGGCTCGGCCTTTGATACCCCATCATCGCTCCACTCCTTGCAGCTCGTCGGCAACCAGTTGGGCGTAGCCGGCAATGTCAACCCAGCTATCGACGTGATCCGGGTCGCCGTTGACGATACGCCCGATCTTGTGGGCGATCATCTCCAGAGACTCCCACTGGCTGTCAGTGAATGTCTTGTTGTGAAGACGGGCGTGCTCTGACATCGCACGCTTGATGTCCTGCGTGACCTTGGCGTGGCCAGAGAACTTGCCGTAGCGGTCGCCGCGCTCCGTGAGGATCGCGACGATGCCCCCGCCCTCGTGGACGGTCAGAGTGGTAGGTGCCTCTTCTTGCTGCACCGGGGCTTCCACTGGTGCCTGTGCCGCCTCCTCTTGGGCGATCTTTTCGGCCTGCTCCCTGATGTGCTTGAGCACCACGTAGACCACGGGCGCTGAGACGCCAAACTTCATGGCCACGTCCTTGGCCTTGGCGTTGGGGTTCTTGGCCAGGAACTCGCGGACCTGGGCGGTTTTGGATTTTGCTTTTGCAGTTTTCACGGGGTTCTCCTTAAAGGTTGGAGGTCAGGGGAAGAAGCTTGGCGATGTACGAGCCGGCCGCAAAGACGGCAAGTCCATACACCAAGCAGAGGGAAAGGGCGGTCAGGGGGCGCTTCTTGGGGATGCCCAACAGTCCTGCTTGAACGAGCTCCTCGTCGCTGTTGAGCGCAGGAAGAGGCTTGTTGTACTGCAGGCCGATGAGTACCTTGCCGGTGTTGTAGTAACGCCCACTGGCAGCTAAGGCTTTAAAGACATCGGGGTTCAAAACGGTGCCTCCTCAAGTTCTTCAACAGGCGCATCGGGGCGCTTCAAGAATTCTTCAGGTGCCTGCTCAGAAGGCATGACCCAACGAGTGCCATCCCATTGAGGGAATGGCCAGGGCCAGGGCTGTAACTTAGGGCTCATCTTCTTTCTCCTTTCTGTTCGTGGAAACTCTATCTTAACGACTTCAATTCTTTTGTCAACTCCTCAACTCGCTTTTCTGCTTTCAACCAAGCGTCACGCCACAAATGGCTCTCGTCAAGCTTATCCGCGGCGGCTTGAAGGATTGGTGCAATAGGGGCGTGGCTTGGGTAGTCAGCAAGGTCGCGCAGAGTGTCGGATAGCTTCATGACTGGGACTCAAGAAACTCCTCCTCCCAGAGCAGCTTCTGGGCCTCGGAGATGCTGTTGGTGATGTCGATGTAGCGCAGCTTGTTGCTCGGTCCAATCACCGGCAACATGACGCGTTTTAAGTGTAGCTCCGCAGGCATTTCCATGCCTGTGAGTCTGATCTCTTCCCAGACCTCAAAAGTGAGTTCTACGGGCAGGGATATCTCCGTCTGGTACTTCATTGGGGGCCTCTTTCTTTCTGTTCTCGTTGATACGCTGAAGGGTGAGTGACTCTTTGTGTGCCTTCTCGAATGCGGCCTTTACCAGCTTGGCCAACAGTCCGCTCTTGGGGGACTTGTAAAACAGGCTCATCTCGTCGAGCATGAAGTACGCCTCCTCAGGCATGGACACGGTACGGAAGCGGCTGCCGGTGCGCTTGGAGGGCGACGCGCGCATCTCCTGCCATCGGTCCTTCTTTGGGCGGCCGTTCTTCTTCGGCCTGCCTCTCTTGCGCTTGCGCACGTAAGGCTCCGGATAGGCCGGAACCACTCTGTTCTTAACCCATGTAGGCATGATTCTCCTTTCTGTGGAAAAAGAGGCCAGGCACGCGGCCTGGCCAAGTTGGAGACTTCCCCCAAAGGGCAACTGCAAGAAGCCCTGAGGCAATTATGCCGCGGCCCCCCAGCTCGGTCCAGTCTCAACGTCCACTCGGCTGGGCACTTCCAGCTTCACGGCGTTGGCCATGATGTCTGCAGCCTCGCGGGCCTCCTCAACGCTCTTGACCGACAGGGCGATCTCGTCGTGCACTTGCAGGCGGATGTCAAAGCCGGCCTTGGCCAGCGCCACCATGCCGGCCTTGGTCTGGTCGGCGGCCGAGCCCTGGATGAGCCTGTTCAGGCCCTTGTAGGTGCCGGCGCGCTTGATCCGTGAGCCGTATTCAATGACTGCCTGCTCGCGAGGCAGCGCCTTGTTGACGCCCCACTCCACTGGCTCCCACAACGGGAAGCGGCATTTGCGGCCCAGCAGCGTGCGGATCGCGCCGCCCGAGGCCGGGTGCTCGATGCGCTTCATCACCGCGTCCACGGTGCCCTTGAGGAAGGGGACCTTGCTGTGGAAGGTGGCGATCAGCTCGCTGGCCTCGTCCAACGGCAAGTCCAGGCTACCCGCCAGCTTGGGCTTGCCCATGCCGTACATCAGCCCCAGGCCGATCGTCTTGGCCGCCTTGCGCTTGATGCTGGCCATGTCCGCGACCATCTGGTGGAAGTCGGTATCTGGGTTGTCGCGGTAGGCCTGCGCCATCTTCTCAGCACCCGGCAGGCCCAGAAGTGTGGCATAGTGCACCAGCAAGCGCGGTTCCTGCGAGGAGAAGTCGTTTGCCGCCCAAAGCTGGCCCTCCTCCGGCAGGAACAAGCCCCGCACCAACGGGCCGATCACCTCATGCCTGGCCGGCACCTGCTGCAGGTTGGGGTTGGCCGCCGACAGGCGCCCGGTGACCGTGCCACCGTCCTCGTTGCGCATCTGGTTGAAGTGGGTATGAATGCGCCCGTCCTTGGCGCTGTGGCGCAGGTAAGGCTCCAGGAACGTGCCGTGGGTCTTGTTGAGCTCCCGGGCCTCCACGATCATCTTGGCCATGGGGTGCTCGTGCGTGTCCAAGAAGCTCTTGGTGAAGCTCGGCGCGCCCTGGGCGGTGCGTGGGTACTGGATGCCCAGCTTGTCAAAAGCATGGGCGACGCTGGCCGCAGCCCAGATGTCCACCTTCACGCCGGCCTGGTTCTTGATGTACTTGAGGATGTCCTGCTCCTTGGTCCGCATCTCTTCCATCTTGGCCTCGCACTCGGCGCGATTGAAGCGGATGCCCTTGAGCGTGATGTCCACCAGCACCGGCAGCACCTCTGTTTCAAGCTGGAAGATCGACTCGACCTCGTCGTTGCGCATCAGCGCCTTGAAGTGGTGCCAGAGCTTGAGCGTGAGGGCCGCGTCCTGCTCCGCGTACTCGCCCACATGCATGGCCGGCAGCTTCCACAACTCCTTCTTGGCGTGCACGCCGAAGTCTTGCGCCGCCTCCTTCAAGCCTTGCTCGCTCTTGATCTCCTTGAGGTAGTCAAAGCCCAGGCTGTTCAAGGCGTAGCTGAAGCGGTTCTCGTCGAGCAGCGGCGCTGCCAGCATGGTGTCGTAGATCGTGCCACTCACCTTGAAGCCGGAGGCTCTGAGCCAGCCGAGGTCGTAGGCGGCGTTGTGCATGATCTTGTCTGCGGGCGTCGCAAGGACATCGGCCACCCATCGCTCCACAATCCGACGATCAAGGTTGCCGCCGCCGCCATGAGCAACAGGAAAATAGCCTGCCCATCCGTCAACTGCAATTGCGTATCCAACAATGTAGCCGTCATTACGAGGCCAGCCTGGGCCCAGGGATTCCATGTTGGGATCACACGTTTCGAGGTCAATTGCAATCTCCTTTGCTTCACTGAGGTTGGGGAACGATTGAGGGGGCACCCACTCGGAAATCCGGGGGAACATGGACATGGTCTTGGTGTCGCGTTTCATAGTCGAAATCCTTTTTGCTCGTTCTTGGGTAGGACAACATGCAGTGTCTGCTTGGCGCGGGTGATGCCCACGTACAGCAGCCGGTTGATGTCGTCGGAGTTCTTGTCGTAGTCCTTGGCAAACCTGGTCGACAGGTCCGTGAGCAGCAGGACGTTGTCCGCCTCCCCGCCTTTGGCGCCGTGGATCGTGGACAGCTTGATTGGCACGTGGCCCGTGAGCCGTGTGTTGCGGCGCAGGAGCGAGATCAGGTAGTCACGCCGCTCCTCGCTGATCTTGGTCAGCGCCTTGTGCCAGATTTCTGTGGAAAGAAGCCCGTGCTTTTCTTTCAACAGATCGAGCGTGTAGCTGGCGGTCGTGTCGGCCGTGCGCAGCATCTTGTGGCCGTGCTTGATGTAGCTGCTGTCGAGGTACTTGTAGACGTGCTTGACGACAGGGTAGGGCACCTCGCCGCCCTTGCGCAGCTTCTCCCAGCCCAGCACCGCGGTGAGCACTGCTTCGCTGACGCTGCGTTGGCCGTGGCGCTCGAACAGCAGCCCCTGGCTTTTAATCCAGTCGTGCATGTCGGTGAGCATGTAGTTGGTGCTGGCCAGGATGAGCCAGTTACCGGTGCTGATGTCGACCTGCTGGAAGTCGTTGTAGTAGTGGACGCTGCCCACCTCCTCGCGGGCCTTCCAGACCTTGGGCTGGCGTTTGCGGATGCGGTGCACCACGCGGTCGGCCAGGGCATGCACCTTGGCCGGTACGCGGTAGGACTGGTCGAGGACCTTGATCTGGCCCTCGAAGTTCAGGAAGCTGTCGACGTCTGCCCCGGCCCAGGTATAAACGGCCTGGTCGTCGTCGCCTGCCAGAAAGCAACGCTGGGCGCGCAGTGCCAACTGCTCGACCAGCCTCCATTGCAAACGCGAGAGGTCCTGCGCCTCGTCAATGATCAGGGACTCCAGGTGCGGCAGGCGCTCGGGGAACTGGCAGGCCTGCTCCAGCAGGTCGGTGAAGTCCAGCAGGTTGCGGCTGGTCTTGTAGTGGCGGTAGGCGCGCTCGACGTACTCGAAGTGGAACCACTCGATCTCCATCTGCGACTGGTTGTAGTGGGTGCGCAGGTCCAGGCCCTTGATCCGTGCAATGTTGATCTCGTTGAGGATGGGGTTGTCCGCCTTTACGGCGAACTCTTCCTCGCCGCTCTCAATGGCAAGCTCGATGCCGGCTTCCTGGGCAAACTCCTTGTAGTGCTCAGGCGCCATCATGTCCTTGGTGCTGATGGCCAGGCACCGGTACGCCAGGCTATGCAGCGTGCGAAACCACGGGAAGTCCGTGTCGGGGTTCAGGTGCGGGAACTTCTGGATGGCCCTGTCGCGCGCTTCTGTGGCCGCCTTCTTGGTGAAGGCGAAGTAGCCGATCTGGCTCGGGTGCACTGAGCGGCCCAGCTCTGTCTCTACGATGCCCAGCAAGAACGTCGTCTTGCCGCTGCCGGGTGGGCCGAACACTTTGGTGATGTTCATTCTTCCTCCCACTCGTCCGCTGGCCACACCAGCACCGGCGTGTGCTCGCCCACGTAGGCGCCTTCGATGTTGAACTCGATGAACTCGCGCGCCTCTTCGTGCGTCATGCCCTGCTTGATCAGGTTCTCCCTGATCTGCTCGGCGTCGTACACCAGCGCGCTGCACAGTCCTTTGTCCCGCCAGACCATTGCAGGCCCGATGATGGCGTTGTCGTGTCCGTCAATCTTGAGCATCAGAATGGGCTCCTCTGGGTGCGTTGCTCGGGCGTTGCGAACGGGGCGTCTTGCCGGTCAAAGCGCGGGATGCGCCAGCAGCGCGCCGCTCTGTTCTTCAAGAAGAGGCTTATGGGTTCGCCCCCGAGGTCGCGGATGCGCTGGGCCATCTTGGGCGCTGTCATGCCCTTGAAGTTGTTGCGCACCAGGTGCGCTTCGAGGTCCTTCATGCGGAAGTAGGTCTTGGCCTCTTCCTCATCTGTCCACGGCCGGCCCATGAGAATCTCATCGCGGTCCATGGCCTGTTGAAGGTGGGTGCAGAACTCTTCAAGCAAATCGTTGAAGCGGCCGGTGATGCTGGTGTCTTCGCTGGCCTCGGTGATCTGCTCAGTCTCAACCATCTCCTTGAGCAGCGCGTTAAGGAGCTGCTCCCAGTCTTGCTTGCGCAGTGTGGGCGGCAGCAGGTTGATCTTTTCAACGCAGGCCTTCTGGAAGGCTGCCTGGGCGAACAGGCTCTCAGTGTCGAGCTCGATGCGTTTGCCGTTGATGTCGAGGAACCACAGGGGCGGGTCGCTGTTGTACTTGGACAGGGAAGACATCTGCGGGGCGTCTGGCCCGTGGGCCCCGATCCCATGCTTGCGTGTCCTGCACAGGCCGCTGTTGCAAAAGCTGTTGAGCGGGGCGTCCTTGCACTTGTACTTGTAGTCCTTCTTGTGGAGCTGCTTGATGATGATCTGCAGCTCGTTGTTGGGCAGCGGAGGCGCCACGTACTTGAAGTTGTGCTCGGACAGGGCGTTGTCCCAGTTCACTGGGTGCACCTTCTTGAGGTAGATGCCGATGTTGAAGAGCGCGTTGTTGCGTGTGCCCTCTGGCACGCCCTGCGCGCACAATGCTTGCAGGCATGGAGGGCCATCTTTGATTGGGTGGTCAGCCTGCTTGGGCTGCTCGGGGAACTGAAGGTCTGTGGGCTGGACCCACTGGTCGTAGAGGCCGTAGAACTCTTCAAGGGTTGCTGCTGTGCCATCGTCCTTGATGGCGTAGCGCATGGTCTGGTCACTGCCGAAGTAGGGCAGGTTCAGGAAGTTGCCGGTGTCGCCGCGGTCGACCAGAATCTCTGACTGCTTGGGGAATATCTCTCGCCCTGCTTCACCCAGCAGCGCCGCTGCAGCCTTGAGGAACCGCTGCATCTCCGAGGCGGGGATGGGGTCCTTGACGAAGAGGAAGACGTGAGCGCCACCAGACTTGCTGCGACACACCACCATAGGCAGGTCCAGGCTGCGGATTTTCTTTATGAGCCCGGCGTGGTCCAGTGGATACTGGTCAATGTCAATACAGCCCCAGATGCACGTGTTATCCGCCCTGATCGGAATAATCCCCAGACTCGGCTCAGCGCCTTCGAGGTGTTTGGACCAGAGGTCGTCAGTCGGTGGCTTGCGCACCACGACGGCCTTGCCTGCCTGCTTTCCGTCCCCTCGTGAGGACTCGATTTTGTATGTTCCATAGGCGATGTCCAGGCCGGAGAAGATCGCCTTGAACCTGGTGATGTCAGTCATTTCTTCTTTCTTGTGAGGAGGGGCCTACTCATGGCCAGGCGGGTACCCGTATGTTGCCTCCTGGAAGCTACCCAGGATGACTCAACTATCAGTGACCCAGCCACTTTCGGCCCCAAAATCAGAATGGTGCTGGCCCGTTGCCCGTGGCGCCCGACTCGCTCTCGTGCTTGACCTTGACATCACCCGCGCCGACTGACTGCGCGAACGACTTGGCCGCGTTGTAGATGTCCGCGCTGGCCACGTCGCCAATGCGCTGAATCTCCCAGCCGAACCACTTGCCCTTATCGTTGGACTCGGCCACGGTGGTCAGCAGGTACGTCTGGCTGTACATCGGCGGCGTGAAGAGACCGTTCTTGCCCGACATCTTCACCGACTGCATCATGGAATTCCACTTGCGGCTCTTCTTGAGCTGCGTGGACTTCATGGTGATGAGCGCCGGCTCCGGTACGCCAGCGGCGTTGACCAGCATGACGTAGTAGTTGGCCGTGTTCTCGATGTAGTTCCCGTTGTCCAGGTAGTCCTTGTTGTCGCCAGGCTCCTTGTGAGTCTGCGCGAGGATGTCGCTGGTTGCGGGGTAGATGTGCACGGGTGCACCGCTGCCCTGGCCGCGAGGCGCCCACTCAATGTACTGGCGCACGTAAGCGCACGGCACAACGGTGATGCCCTTCTTGCCGTCGTAGAGCTCGCCGGTCACAGAGTTGAGGATCATGCCCGGCAGTGCGCCGTCCACTTCGCCCACCTCAGGGCTGGTGCTGGTCAGCAGCCGCAGGAACGGCAGTGCATAGTCGTCCTGCGTCATGCCGTCAAAGCCGGCGCCAGCGTCCTGCTCCAGGTCGCTCATGATCGCCAGTGCGGTGCTGGCCTTTTGTTCCGCGATCTCGTTCTTTGCCATGATAAATTTCCTTGGTTCACTTGGTCTTGATGGTTGCTTTTTGGCCGATGTACACGCCAAACAGCTCTGTGTCGACTTGGTCACCCTTCTCGACACGCTCTTTCACCCAGGCCTTGAGGGTCTGGGGTTCGATCTTCTGTGCCTGCTCAGCAGGGTAGCCTTGCTGGCCCAGGAGACTCAGTAGACGAACGCAAAGCTCGTCTTCGTTGCGCCCAAAGCGGACGCTCACGGTGTTCTTGATCAGGTCGTCGAAGCCCCGATCGCGCAGCCATTGGAAGGCCTCTTCCTGTCGGGCCTTGGGGATGCTCGCGCTGTAGAAGGGCTTGATGTCAACGGTCGAGCCGTCGCCCATCACGAACTTCTTCATGCCTGCCTCGGCCATGGCCTCGGGGATCGTTTGCTCAGTGAGCTTGCGGTACTGCTCAGACTTTTCTGAGACGGTCTTCTCAAGGTCCGCAAGCTCTTTCTCAAGAAGCTTGGCTCGCTTTGCAAGGCCCGCGATGCCTGTTACCTGCTCGTCAGAAACTTGCAGGGCACCGGCATCTTCCTCAAATAAATTCGTAAGACTCATCAGATTCTCCTTTCTTGAAAAGATCAACCTCCAACGGGATGTAGCGTCTCTCACGCTTGTCCCACTTGAGGCACTTAAAGCGGCCGTTGTTCTTCGCGGCTGCTACTGCGCAGGTGATACCTATCGCAGACGGATCACCAATGAGAAGCAAGAAGTCCTCGTCGGTGAAGCGTTCGAGTTTGCGCTGAATGCGCCGCACTGTCGGGACGACAGAAAAGGCGATCTGCGCATTGAAGGGCAGGATGGTTTCGATCTGGCCGTAATCCAAGGCGCTCGCAATGTTGTGCTGCGAAGTCTCAGAGACGACATATACCTTTGGCACTTTTATTTCTCCTTTCTGAAAGCGGACATGCAGTGTACACTAGCTTTTCAGGGACTTGCAACCCCCTGCCAGAAAGTGAGACATCATGAACCAATTTCTTTCGACGTACCCGTTCAAGAACAAGCCGTTTTTGCATCAGCAGGCTTACCTTCAACGCTTCTGGGATTGCCCAGTTGCGGCCCTGTTCGCCGACATGGGAACAGGCAAAAGCTTCATGCTGATCAACAACGCGGCCATGCTCTACGACACGGGCAAGATCAACGGGGTGCTGATCGTAGCCCCCAAGGGCGTCTACCGCAACTGGTACGACACCGAAATCCCTAAGCACTTACCCGAGCATGTGGTCTACCGCATGGCCATCTGGGCAGCAAGCCCACGCAAGGCCGAGCAGCAGGCGCTCGATGATCTGTTCACCGTCACAGAGGACCTCAAGATTCTCGTGATGAACGTCGAGGCCTTCAGCACGGCCAAGGGCACAGCCTTTGCCAAGCGGTTCCTGCTGGTGCACAACGCGCTCATGGCGGTCGACGAGAGCACGACCATCAAGACGCCCACATCGACGCGCAGCAAGAACACCGAGAAGGTGGGCCGTGGCGCGCGGTTCAGACGCATCATGACGGGCTCCCCGGTCACGAAGAGCCCGATGGACCTGTACCAACAATGTGCTTTCCTGTCCGACGGCTGCTTGAACACGGGCAGCTACTACGTCTTCCAGGCTCGCTACGCTGTGACCGTGGAGCGCCAGCTCAACACGCACAGCTTCAAGCAGATCGTCGGCTATCGCAGGCTCGATGAGCTCAAGGAGAAGCTCGATCGCTTCGCGTTTCGCGTGAAGAAGGAAGAGTGCCTGGACCTGCCGGACAAGCTCTACGTCAAGCGTGAGGTGGACCTGACCGACGAGCAGGTCAAGGCCTACAACGAGATGAAGACGATGGCTCTGGCGCAGATCAACGGCGGCCTGGTGAGCACGGTCAATGCGCTCACGCAGATCATGCGGATGCACCAGATCGTCTGCGGCCACGTGAAGATGGACGACGGCACGGTGGTGGAGCTACCCAACAACAGGATCAAGGAGTTGCTTGGCCTGGTCGAGGAGACGGACGGCAAGATCATCATCTGGGCCACGTACCGACACGACATCGAGGCCATCAAGATGGCCCTGGCCAAAGAGTACGGCATGAACACCATCGGTACGTACTACGGCGACACTGATGGGGACGAGCGCAAGCGCGTGCTGGAGGAGTTCCAAAAGCCCGACAGTGACATGCGCTTTTTCATTGGCAACCCGAGCACGGGTGGCTACGGCCTGACCCTGACCGCGGCCAGCACGATGGTCTACTACAGCAACAGCTTTGACCTGGAAAAGCGCTTGCAGTCCGAGGACCGCGCACACCGGATCGGGCAGACCAAGAACGTGACCTACATCGACCTGATTGCGCCAGGCACGGTGGATGAGAAGATCGTGAAGGCCCTGCGTGACAAGATCAACATCGCAACCCAGGTGCTGGGAGAGGACCTCAAACAATGGCTCATTTGATCCCCTGGTCGCACCAGTTCGGGTACAAGAAACTGGACCGGATGGACACGTCGTCAGGACGTGTTTACAAAACCGAGGATTCTGTACATGTCCCGTCGGTCACCACGATCCTGGACCGCACGAAGGACAAGGCCAAGCTCAAGGAGTGGGCCGACCGCGTCGGGCAGGCGGAGGCTGACAGGATCAAGGGGCAGGCGGCCTACGTCGGCACGCACATGCACGCGACGCTGGAGAGCGTACTGACGGGCGAGCCAATGACGTTTGGCGCTGACTGGTTGGCCATGAAGGGCCACCTGATGGCACTCAAGCTCGTTGATGCATACTTTAGCCAAATTACCACGGTTTATGGCTCGGAGATAAACCTGCATTTTGGGCACCGGTATGCCGGAACGACCGACCTGGTGGCCACGTACCGGGGCAAGCTGGCCATCGTCGACTTCAAGCAGTCGGTCAAGCCCAAGCGGTACGAGTACATCACCGACTACTTCCACCAACTTGCGGCGTACGCGATCGCGCACGACTACATGTACGGCACGCAGATTGACTTTGGCGCTGTGCTGATTGCCGTGCAGGACGGCACGACTCAAGAGTTCACCACCACTGGCCGTGAATGGGCTGCATTCAAGGCTCAGTGGATGGAGAGGCTCACTGCGGCGGAGCGGGCTGCTGCGCAGCAGCCACCAGCGGGCTGACCGTGTCGAACGGGAAGAGCTGCTGGAACATCGACCGCGAGCTGGGGTTGGGTGCACCACCGCCTCCGCCCCCACCGCCTTGCGGCGCCTGGCCCTGCGGGCCCTTGGGCGGCAGCACGCCAGGCACCCCACGGGTGTTGGGGGCCACGGGCATCAGGCGCAACTGACGCGCTGCCTGACCCTGTGGAGTGAAGATGGGCTGGACGGTGTCTCGCAGTTGCGAGGGCCGCGGTTCTTCAGGCGCGATGTAGTTCAGCGCAGGGGTCACCGCGTTGCGACCAACCGACACGCCCATGGCACCCAGCTTGTCGATCAGCCTGTTGGCGATGCTGGTCTGCTGCTTGGCTGTCTTGCCCTTTTCAAGCAGCAACGCCATCAGCTCTGGGTCCTTGGCAGCGTTCTCCATGACCTGGCGCACAGTCGCGTTGGGCAGCGCGTCGAAGATTTGGCGGACAGCCTTGGAGCCGGCCGCGGCGGCGATCAGCGAGTTACCTCCAGGGGAGACTCCAGTACCGACCGCAGAACCAACGACGCGAAGCCCGAGTTCAGTGACAGCATCTGCCCCTTCGATCAGGTTGTCTATTGGGATGCCGTTCTTGACTGCCGTCTCAACCTTCACCATCGGGTTGATGAGCCGCTTGAGATTTTTGATGTCCGTCATGGACATGGCGCCGCTCGCACGCATGATGTTGACGAGCGACGGCTGTGTGCGCGACAGCGGCTCAAAGAGCGCGTCGTTGTAGGCGGAGATGCTGAACTTCCCCGACAGGCCGCCCGCCTTCGTGTAGGCGTAATCGAGCACCGTTGAACGCAGGCCATCCAGCGCGTCCGGGCCGCCCGCCTTGGCCAGTTGCGTGATCCGTGTAAAGCCCTTGACGGGGTTGCGACTGTTGATGATGTCGCCGATGACGCGGGTGGGGTTCTCCGAAGACAGAACCTGCGCAAATGCTGTCTGGCCAAGAAGATTTTTTTCGATGGAGCTGTTCTGGCTCTTGACTTGCAGCAGCAGGTTTTGTGCATGCGTAGCATCGCGCAGGTCGTCCATGATGCCCAGTTTGTTGAGCATGGTCTCGTTCTGCTGAGCAAAGCGCGTGAGCTTGGCCGTGTTTAACTGCTGGACGTAGGCGTTCTTGGTCTTGTCGTACACGGTCTCAATCGCGTCAGCGGCAAGAAGGCGCAGCACGCGGTTCTGTGCATCACGAACTGACACGACGCCTGTATCAGACAGTTCGGCCATGGGCTTGAACATCTGCGCCTGAGGGCTGTTCTTGCCGAACTTGGTCACCGCTTCGTCGTATTGCGTGCGGAGAAACTTCACGGCGTCTTCCACCTGCTCCATGCGCTGCATGGTGACGTCGGCATTGGAGCCGAATGCCCGGGAGACCAGAATTTCAGCAGGCAGCTTTTCCGCTCCGCCGCGAACCTTGCCGCCGGTGATGGATGCAGTCTTTGCAAAGGTGCGCGTGAAGGTGTCGTTCAGTGCGTTGGAGAAGGCGCGAGCCTGGTCAAGAATGGGGTTCTTGACCGTGCTCAAGTCGTCAAGCAGAGAGCTGGCAACCTTGGCGTACATCTCCGCGTTGGCTGGGTCATTGCGCGCTGCCTCCAACAGGTTGGAACGGTAGTTCACAAGCTCAGACAGCGGAACAGGCTTTGGTGTGGCGATAAAGGAGCCCGGCACTTTGCCGGTGTCCAAAAACTCCTGCGTGTTGCGCCCAAGCTTGTACTTCTGCACAGCAGCCTGATCCAGGCCAAAGCTGTCCATAATCCTGCGGACCATGTCGGGGACCGCCTGGTCGTAGACCGCGTCACCGATCTCTGCTGCGCGGGCCAAGAACATGTCGGCCGTCTGCCTTGGCGCAAGGCTCGGTGCCACCAGCTTTACATCCTGGAAGGTGACGGTCTTGGGGCGATCCTTGCCGTAGTCCCACCCGCTTTGCACCGTCGTCAGGGTCTTTTTCTGCACCGGCGTCGTCAGCTGCCTGATGGCTTCAGTCCAAAGCTCGCGCTCCGCCATCCGTGCCTGGCTGAGTGCGAGTTCTGTTTCGGTCTTGATGATGTCGCCAATCTGGGCGCGGGCACCGGGCGTATCCTTGGTGATCTGCGCAATCTTCATTGCAGAGTTGGCATCGGCCTGTGCCAGGCGCGCGTCCAACACAGTGCGAAACCTGGTGTCACGAAGCTGGGCCGCCGCCCGCAGTGCGGCGGGGTTGCCCGTCATGGTTTGCAGGTTCTTGACGAGAAGCTCGTACGCATCCATCGCGTCCTTGCCCTGCTTTGCCGTCTGCGCGCCAAACTGCTTGTGGAAGTCCCCCAGCGACTTCTCCAAGTCCATCAGAGTAGGACTGGCCGTCTTTTGCGCAGCGGTTGGAGCAACGCCCCGAGGCAATTGCTGCCGCAGTGCCGCGATCAGCGCCGCCGGGTCCTCCTTGTTTTTCTCCAAGGCATCAAGCAGGATGTTCACTGCCTTGTCTTCCATCCTGGCGGACTGCGCGGCTTTCGCCCCGCGAGCGTACTGAAGGCCTTGCTTGGTAAGGTTCACGCCCTCCACCAGTAACCTGCCCGGAGAAAGAACCCCGGCCGTGACTTCTGCTCCTAGCCGTGGCACCGTTTGACCGGGGAAAAACGCTTCAGCAGTGCCGCCCGCTACCCCCATAGCAGCGGCAGTGCCGGCCTCTGTTGCCATGAAAACACCTGGGCTTCGGCGGGCCGACTCTCCAACCGCGGACAAGAACCGAGAAACGCGGTTGCCCGTCATGTAAGGAATGCCGAATGCCGCTGGCGCAGTCGAAAGAGCCGAGCCAAAGGTCTTGCCGCCTTCGCGGTAGGGCACCAAGTCGTCCCGCGGCACAGCAGGAAACCAGCGGTCAAGCTCTTGGCCAAACAAGTACCCAGCACCGATGCCGAAGAGAGTCGTGGCGACCGGATAGGCAGGTGTGAGCGGGCCCAAAACAGGCAACACGGCAGGTGCCGTTTTTATGCCGAATTGCGCACCCGCCAAGGCGCCAGCCGCAACAGGCATGTCACGACCTGCGCCTTGGAGAGTGCCAAGGGCGACCTGTTCCATGCGCTGAGACGCGGTTGGGCGAGCCTCTTCCAGCAGGGCATCCATCCCGGCGGAAAACTCGGTCGTTGGGGGCTCTTGAAAGGCTTTGAAGGGCTCGCTGATTGCCTTAGGCACGGGCACGCCCAAGACGCGGCTGCCACCTTCAAACCTGGTGGGCACGTCCTCAAGAAGAGCATCCATTCCAGAAGCCGTCTTGTCTTTTTCGTCTGCCATGCTGCTGCTCCGTTACTGAGGGGCCCTGATGCGTTTCAAAGTCACGCCGTTCACAAGCACCTCTGTGCCGGGAGGATACCTGCGAATGTCTGCCTCGGAATACACAGCCGGAGGAAGGCCCAGTTGGCCCAGGAACTTCTGATACTCCATGGCCTTCTCGCGCGCTTTGCCCTTGTCCTCTGGAGAGAGTCCAGAGTCGTCGGCCCCCATCTTCCGGTAGGACGCGATCCCCTCGCGAAGAACTTGGCCAAGGGCGATGAGACGCGTGCCATAGACGTCAGGGTCAGTCCACGCGCTTGGCTGGATCGCCATGACCTTGTCGATGTTTTTCTGTTCCCAGACGCTGCCGGCCACGCTCTTGAGCATGGCCTCCTTCAAACGCTCTGCCATAAGTTCAGCGTTCTTGCGCGCCAGCGTCACTGAGGATGCAGGGTCGCCCAGCCCAGGGATGGCTGACACGCCGGCGACCGCCGCCGCGCCTGGGCCCGCCACATCAAACCGGGTGGCCCACAGCGTCATGGGCCGTGGTCCTTGAGCCGCCGCACCTGCTGCGGGCGCACCTGCAGCCGGAGCCCCAGGCGCAGGCATCCCTGCCGCAGGCGCTGCACCAGCGGGCACTGCGGCAGGAGCCACCGCACCCGCTTCCGGAGCAGCAGGGCGTGCCCCTGCCGTGGGGTTCATCACCGGTTGCGGCACGGTTGGCAGGCCCAGTCTCTTGCGGGCCGCCTCGGCCTGCGCCACAAAGTCAGGGAGCACACCTGGAACCTGCACGATACCTGGGATTCTTGTGACAGGGTCGACCTTGAGCTCTTGCCGTCCCAGTTTGAACTGCATGATGGCGGAGGCCATCAGCTTGTTTTCTTCAGCGTTGGTCAGGCCTTGGGCGTACCTGTCTGTGAGGCCAGGCATGTTGACGACGTTCCACTGCCAGTCGCCCTTGCCCCAGATTGAGTCACCCATCTTGAGCTTCTGAGCTTGAAGCTTGGCGTCAGCGCGCAGGACATCCTTGAAGATGTCCGTCTTGCGCTTGAGCAGCTCGTTGTTCTGGGTGACGACCTGGTCAATATCCTTCTCACCCTGCTGAAGGGCCAAGACCTTGATCTGGCGGTCGATCTTGTCCATGGCCTCCAGTTGCTTGCCGATCGCCGTCGGCAGCGTCTTGGTGGCCCCTGCCAGGCGCGAGAAGAAACTTCCCTTGAGCGGGCGGCCACCTTCGTCGACGTTGGCCGCAAAGCCAAAGGCCCGCTGGCCCAGCTCAAACAGCATCTGGGCTTCCGACAGCTTCCTGTCAGCGCCCAACGCCTTCTGGTACTCCGGCAGACGCGCCTCCATGGCGCTTGTCAGCGTGGGCACAGCAGCCGGGGCCCGCGCCAAAAGCTTGTTCATTTCCGTCTTGGCAGTGCTGACCATTGCCGGGTCAAACAGCATGTCCTCATCGTCCCGAGCGGTACCGTCAGCAGGGGTCACGCCGCTCGGATCAGACCCCGTTTGAAAATGTTGGACGTAGCCGCCGCGGGCCATCTGCACGGGCGGCGGGCCGCCTGCCGGTGGCGCATCAGCGCCGCCCATCAGCGCCGCAATGCCGCCGTCTTGCGGGGGAGGCGCCATCTCTGCGCCAGGTGTGCCGGGGCCCATGGGCGGTGCACCAGGGGGCGGGCCGCCAGGGGCTGCTCCTTGGGGCCCAGGAGGCGCCATCGGGGGCTGTGGCCCTTGGGCCATGGCTTGTGAAGGAGGCAGCGCGCCAATCCCGCCGCCCTGGGCGAGGACGGGCTGAAGCATTGCGAGCACCGACTCGGGGGTCTCCGTGGCAGCGGCGTAGCCGACCATGTCGGCCAGTTCGTCGCGGCGCGCGTCGATCGAGCGCATGTCCCCGCGCAGGTTGTTCATGAGGATTTCGGGGGAATCCGGACGGCGTTCGAGGTACTTGCCCTCGCCCTCATCCTCGTCTTCGCCCTCATCCTCATCCTCTTTTTCGCTCATGGAGTCCATGAACCCCTGCATGATCCCGACGTTTTCGATGTCGTCGTCCATCATTTTTTCTTTCATGTTGACCCCTTACCTTCAACCAAAAAGTCCCATTTTCTTCGCACCAGCGGCCGTGGTCAGAGCGCCGAGGCCCACGCCAACAGCCTGCTGGAACGGGCTTGCAGTGGGCTGGCTGGCCACCTGCGTCGACATCTGGCTCGACGGCGCGCCTTTGTAGATGTCCGACAGGAAGCCGGCCTGCTGGTACGGGGCGTAGACTTTCTGCAACTGGTTGGCACGTGCAGCATCGATCGTCTGTTGGTTGAACGCCTGCTGAGCCTGGCCCACGTTGTACAGAAAGTTGATGTCGCCCTGCTGCAGCGCCTGCGCAGTCTGACCCAGCGCGCCTTGCTGCACGCCGAGTTGACCGAGTTGACCGGCCAACGCGCCAAGGCCCTGGGCCTGAGCCTGGCCAATGCCAAACTGCTGCCCGGCCAACTGGCCGATGCCCTGGCCAAGGCCTTGGAACTGCTGGCCCTGCTGGCCGTAAATGTTGGCGACCTGCCCGCCCATCTGGCCATACTGCCCGGCCTGCTGGGCGAGGAGGTTGGCGATGTTTTGGTTGATGGCCGACTCCTGCCCGGCCAACGCGCCTTGCTGCGAGGCCAGGTTGCCATACTGCTGGGCCGCCTGCATAAACTGCCCGGCAGCCTGTTGGCCAAGCCCTGCCTGCTGAAGACCGAGCTGGCCAAGTCCCTGCCCTGCTGCAACCTGATTTTGTGCCAGGTTGCCGTACAGCCCCGCTGCGCCCTGACTGAGCCCCGCCTGCTGCGCGGCAGCAGAGACCTGACCCTGGCCCGCGGCCATGAGCTGCTGCGCGGCGTTTTGGCCCAGCCCCGCCTGCTGCGCGGCAACCTGCGCCTGCTGCGCCCCAAGCTGGCCAATGCCCTGCCCCGCCTGCATTTGGCGCTGCTGTTGCTGCTCAAACGAGGCCTGCGCCTGCGCCTGCGCCTGGGAGTAACCCTGGGACAGCAGGTTGGCGATGGTGTTGGCCTTCTGCTCCATCAGGTTGCGCTCCATCTCGGCGCGCTGCACTCCTTCACGCTCACCGCCAAACGCGCCCGCACGGACAGCCTGCGCGGCCAGGCCCTGCTGCGCAATCGCCCCCTGGCGATTGATTTGCCGCATGGTCTCGTCGATCACCTGCTGGCGGTACGGGTCCATGAAGGACTGCGCCGCGGCAGGGTTGTAGCCCTGCTGGGCGCCACCAAGCGTGCCAATGCCCTGGCTCAAAGCCTGCTCGGCCTGGCCAAAGCCCGGCTGGTTGGAAGCCATTGCAGAGGCCAGAGCCCCGCCGTACATGGCGTTGATGCCCTGCTCCATTCCGGGTGCTTGCGCCGATCGTGCAGCCATCTGCTGCGCCGTGGTCAATCCGCCAAGACCCTGGCCGATGACGTCCATGGCCGGCTGAAGGTTGGCCTGGCTGGACTGTGCCGCCATGTTCTGGGCCGTGGCCAGCGAGCCAAGGCCCGTGTTGATGTCTTGATAAGCCGGGCTGAACCTGCCGGAAGTGTCTGACGCCAGTGCCCGCTGCCCGGCCGCGCCCAGGTAACCAAGCCCCTGGGAGATTGGAGCAAGGCCCGCGGTCATGCCAGCAGTCGCACCTCCCGCCTGCTGCATGGCCCGCTGCGCGTCAGTGAACTGCGCCCGGGTGTCGGCTCCTCGCAGGATGTCAGCGGCCTCGGCCGTGGTGCCATAGGCCCCGCCAAGGGCCTGGTTGGCCGCGGCCATGTAAGGCGTAAACGCGCCTACGCCTTGCTGCTCGGTGGCCTGAATGGCCGCCAACTGCGCAGGCGAAAACCCCGCCACCTGGTAGGCGGGGAGCTGCTCGCCCAGCGGGGTGCGCTGCCCGATGACGTTGCCCTGGTCATCAATGATGTTGTTGTAGGCAAGGGCCTGCGCCTGCTGAAGAAGCTTCAGCTTGTACGCTTCGATCTTCGGGTCTTCCCGAACGATCTGTTGGGTGACTGTTTCTTCTGCCATGGGTTACGCCTTTACAGCCCCGCCTTCGAGCTTTTTCATGAGTTTGTACATGCGTGCAGCTCCCTTGCGTCGGCTGCCGCCCCCAGCGTTGCGTACCGCCTTGGCGGTGAAAACGAACTCGCCATCCGACAGCATGGCTGGAATAGAGTCCGAAGTGCCCGTGCCCGGGCCGTTGATCGGGCCCGTCTTGCGCGGAAACTCAGTGGGCTGCGGCTGCCCGCCCTTGGCCAGCCTTTGGGGTTGGCCGTAGAGCAAAGGCACCCCGTACAGACCTGCCATGTTGTAGGGCTGCGGTATCCCAGCAGGCCTGTTTGTGATGCCGCCGGGCGCCACGAGCCCCGGACCGCCAATCGGGATTGAAGAGTATTGCGGCGTCGGAATGACCACCGGTTGAGGCGCTGGTTGGGGCGTGTAGCCCCCTCCCAAACCGCCAGCGAACATGTTAGGGTTATCCCTCATGTAGTCAAGACCGGTGTAGTCGCGATTGAACGCCGGGTTGGGGTTGCTCGGCGAGCTCTTGAAGCCGCCGGCAGCACCGGCCACGGCCAGTCCGGTTGCCGCGAGCGGGCCGTACTGACGGAAAAAGCTGACGTCTTTGGGCAGGCCCGGCCGGCTCGGCGAGATGTTCTCGCTGTAAAAGTCCTTGGCGCCTTGGGCCATGCGGCTGAAGAAGCCCGGCTCCTCTGATCCCGCCCCCGAGGGGACTGCTGCGCTTGGCGCCGTTGCCCCGGGAGCAGACCTCCCGTAAATTTGGTCCAGGGCGTCTTGGGAGGCGGCAGGGAACGAAGTCGCCGCCCCGGGAGCCGCAGGGGCCGCAGGGGCCGCCCCTGCTCCAGTGGCAGGACTGAACTCCAACGGCACCTGGGTGAACTTGCTCATTGGGTCCCTGGTGGCCAATGAATAAGACCTGGCACCGTTGCCTACATCGTACTCGTAGCGGCCCACGATCCTGTCGGGGAACTTTTGCTGCAACTCCGCGACACGGCCAATATCCCCCTGTTGCGCGGCGTCATATGCTAGGCGTTGAGGAGAAATACCTTGCTCTTGCGGCTCAAATGGCATGAACCTGCTTGCCTGAGCGGAACCCTCGATTTCCACCGGGGACACAAGGTCTGCGGCGGTTCCAACGGCCCCGGGGGCGCCTGTTGGGGCAAGGTTCTGCGCCGTGATTTCGCCGCGCCTGAAACCCTCCTGAGCTCTTTGGCGTATGTCTTCCGCGGTCACGCGACCTTCGTCCAACAGGCCAGTGTTGTTTCGCACGCCTGCCATGGCGGCTGCGGAAGCGCCGGACATCAAGCCCATGCGCAGAGCGTCCTGCGTGCTCATGCCACCCAGCTTGCCAATGCCCGCGCCAATGACGCCTGTAGCCAGGCCAGTGTTCAAAGCAGAGCCTGCAATACCCGGCAAGTACTTGCCGACCGCTGCCATGGGGTTGGCGCCCATGACCGTGCCGCCGCCACCGATGTAACCCATGGCACCGGAAATCAGAGCGTCTTTCACCGAGCCACCAGCCAATAGGGTAGTTGCGCCTGATGCCAGGGCCGTTGTGCCGGCAGAGCCTAGGGCCGCGCCAAGGGCAGTTGGTCCGAGGACCGTGGCCAACGCAATGGTGCCCAGAATGCGTCCGACAGGGGACTTGGCGACCTTCTTGACGACGTTGACAACTGACTTGACAACCGACTTAATGGCGCTAAAAACTTTTTTGAGAAAGAACTCCGGCATGCCGGTGTTCGGATTGATTGTGCCCGCGCCGCCTCGGCTGCGCAAAAGCTGCGCCTCCTCCGGTGTGATGTGCGCCAGCATGGTGTCGCCACGGCGTCCTTGGGAGGCCAAATACGATGCAACGTCTGCCAGGCCACCCTGGGCCATGGGCATCGCTCCCATGTCCTCCATCGGGGGCTCCTCCATCATGGGTGCTTGCGCACCCTGGATGGAGGTCATTTTTAACTCGTTGAGCACCGTCAGGACAGCGCCGAGGAATTCCGGGTCGTACTCTTCGGGGATGTCTTCGGGGTCGATGACGTCATCGCGGATGAGCTCCTCGCGCATCTGCCTGTAACGGTCTGGGCGTTGGGAGAGCTGCTCAAACACCTCGATAAGCTGCTCAAGCTCAGACGGAGTCAACGCCAGCTCCTGCATGTTCTCACGCAAGGCCTGGCGGAGCATGTCCTGCTCCTCCGGCCGGGCCATTCCGAGGGCAGTTTGCGCAGCGTCGTACGCGTCGAAACTGGTTACCGTAGGCATCTGAGATGCCTGGTCGTCCTGCATGCCTGCCCCTTGGGGCAGCGCCATGATGCCTTCATTCGCCATGGTTGTCCTTTCCGAGTGAGCCTGAGGGCCCTGCATGGGGCCGCGCGCCTGGAAAGGACGCGATATTCGGCCTGATTATCTGCCATAGCCGGCTGAGTTGTCTACGGGTCACAAGCGGTCCATTTCCAGGTAAGACAGGTAAAAATGAACCCCCGCTATGCTGGAGGTGACCTGTAACTTGTCCCCCGCCTCTAAGACGCACGGAATCCCGTTGAAGACGTCAAAGGTCGTGTTGACAGTCAGGCTGCGATCCTTTTGCAGGTAGTAGGTGGTGCCAGTGCCCACGTGGGTAACAGTGATCGAGGCGACGCCTGAGCCAGCGTTGGTGACGCGCAGGGACCGGACAACTGCCGCGTTGGCCGCAGGCACTTCGTAGAGGTCCGTTGCCGTAGCTGCCGACGGGATGAGCGGTTTGCGGAAATATTTATTGGCCATTTTTTACCTTACCGACTGATTTCTTCCCAATCCAAAGAACCGAGAACCTGGTCTCCGTTGGATGCTGATGTGCAAGCCAACGTGATCTCATAGGCAGTTGCTGTAAAAGAGTCGCGCTCAAGCTGAGTGGTAAATAGCGCCGCTTTGAGAATGTCGACGCTGGTTGCGCCCTGGTTGGAGCCTTGAAAGTAGCCCGTCGCCAAAATGCGGCCAGTGCCCGTGGCAAAGGACGAGCCGGTGATGTTGTACTCAACGGCAGAGTTTGCTCCCGCACTGACCCAGGTGCCGCCAGTTGTGGTTCCTGAGGCAATCACAGACCACTGATAGTTGGCGTTATTCGTGATGCCCAGTATCGAGATTGCCGTCAAGATTGCAATGGCATCCAGCCGAGTTGTCTTCAACCGGAACGACACGACCGGGTAAAGCGTGCCGGCAGTAGTCAGGGTCCGAGGCGATGTAATCGGGTTTCCTGCGGTCAACTGGGCGCCGCGCAGCTCATACCCGCCCTCAGAAATCACCGTCGAACAAACCTGCTTCAAGGTGCTCGCTCCTGAGGTAGCTGCCAGATTTGTCATCTCATAGCGCAGCGGTAGCGAAGCGGTGGTGATGTAGGTGGTAGTGACGAGATTGGCGTGGTCAAAATTGTGCGCGGGAACAAAGGCGCCATTGATGATGAAGCCAGTACGCACGGTGCCAAGGCCCAGCCACTCAACGTCCATGTACAAAATTTGCGCTTTAGAGGAATCCAGCGTCAGGCCTGATGGGCCCGTGCCGTCCAACGGGTCCTGGTTCCAATTTGCCTGCGCTATACGGGTGTTGATCGGAGCACCTGTTACGCTGCTGCGTTCGACCATGTAGTTGGTTGTACCATCGCGCTCAAAATAAATGCCGTTGGCCTGTCCATAGTAACCCACTCGCTGGCGCAAATTGGCCTTGGCAGTGCCCAGCACAAAGGTACTCATCACCAGCAGGCTTTTGCCCGGCTGGTATGAAAACACTTTGATGGTTTCACGGATGATCTGGTCCCCGTTGGCCGAACCGACAGTCAGGTTGACCAGACCCTCGTCTGCGCTGAACGTGGCCGCTGCGGTACCGGTGATGCTGTTGGCCCACAGGTTATTGTCCGCGTAGCGGTGGGAGGAGTCGAACAGGGTCAGGGGATTGCTGACGCGCAACCGCCCAAAAGCATCAACGTTGGTGCCCCCAATTGAAATAGGAACTGGCAAACCGGTTGTATCCATAAATCCTCCGCCATCCCCGTACCAGGCATAGGCTGTGTCTTTGTCCTCAGTGGTGACCGGCGTGTAAGTGCTGTTAAGCTGAAGAATCACCTGCTCCAGCGACCGGATGAGCTGATCGATTTGCTGCGGGCTATACCCCTGCGTCGCCGCATTGGGCAGACGGACGTTGGTAATCTTGCTCATCGCAACCCATCCGGCTGGATGTCAACGCGCATCGTGCCAAAGCGCCAGTTGCCACCCAGTTCGTCGCTCTCAATGCGAAGCTGAATCTGCCTTCCGCGCGCCCGCGTGTCCACCTTTTGCGTCCCAGGTGCAATGACGTACGGATCGAGTGAGCTGGGGCTGGCACTGGCTTGCGGGTAAGGACGCAGCAAGAGCCTGACTGTCAGGTCGCCGATTTGGTTCTTAAAGTCAGGGATAAAGCGGCTCATCAAGAGCATCTGGTCTCCGTCACCGATGTCAAAGTAGCCGGAGACGATGTAGGCGCTGATCGGGTCACTGACGGCGTCGTAGCCGTCTTCCTGGTTGTACAGCCGCGTGCGCCCCGCAGTAAGGCCATAAATGGTCCCGTCGTACGTGGGCGCCTGTGTCCCATCTGGGTCGTAGGACGCCGCAACGGGCTTGTCAAACGTGCTCATGTCCGCCCAGGCAGTGCGAGGCATCGAGCCGATCGACCACACGTTCTCCAAGTAGTTGTATGTCACGAACCGGTCCACATAGTCGCTCGTGAAAGAGCAGTACCACCAGGTCACCTCGTTGAACTGTGCATTCAAGCCCACGTTGACTTGAAAACCTTGCACCAGGTTGATGTCTTTGAAGACGTAGTCCTGCACCGTGCAAGGAATCTTCTTGACGGTACCGTCAAACACGAAGAACGCATCACGGCCCATCCAATAAGCTACGCCATTGACGTCAATTGCCGCGTGAGGCGCGATGCATCCGCAGTTTGCACCGAGCTGCTGGAAACCGAAGGTGTACGGCGGCCCAACATACGACTGACCATGCAGTGAGGTGTCCGTGAAGATCAGAATCTGCCCGCGAGAACGAATCGCCGAGACAATGGTGTTGCCGTCCGTGAGCCGTTGTCCGCCGGCCGTGTTGGTCGCCGTGGCCACAAAGTCACCGATGTTCTCCTGGCTCGAAAAGCGCACAAACATCGGGTCCTGCGTGCTCGGCGAGCCCAACGTGGTCTCCGTCCCAAAGCACACCAGGTGCCGGTCAGGAGTGGACACGAGCGCGTACTTGTTCTTCGTGGGGGCCCCAGCAATGATCGTGGCCCGCGAGCCAAGGCCCCCGCTTGGGTCCCACTCGTACACGCCGCCATCCAGCACCTGGGCGATCAAGTTCTCGCCGTAGGTGTCAAACTGCCAGACACGGGGGAAGAGTTCCAAGGCCGCTGACGCAGGGCGAGGCGTACCCCAGGCATACGTGCCCCAAGAACCAATGCCCCAGCCAAAATCAGAGAAGCCTTTGTCGGGGCCTACGCTGATCTGGTATTCGGCATCCGCTGTGCCCGCAGTTACCGTCGACGATGCTGCCACTGGAGAGGTGATCTGGTAGGAGTTGGCGGTGATCACCTGGTCAATTTGAAACTGGTTTTGCAGAGACGCATCTGGGATTCCGCCGGGGTTTCCAGTGACGTTAGAGAAGACCACAAAGTCCCCCTCCAAAGCACCGTGAGCCGGGTCGTTTACTACCACGGTGTTGCTTCCAGCCGTCGTTGAAAACGTTACGCCAGTGGAGGAGTGGCGGATCGGTGTGATATCCGCCCAAGTGCCGCCGTAGTAAGCGTAGAGCTTGCGGTTCGTGCCGATTGCAGCATAAGGAGCCCCGGACAACGACGACCACGTGAAAACTTCAGAGGTGGTGCCAACGAAGTACGCTTCGACGTTGTCAAAATTCTTCCAGCCGCCCAGCTTCTCCGGTAGGCCGTAGCGGAACCGAATGTAGTCGCAATCGACCCAGCCACCCTCCGCACCGTATTCGGTGTTCTGCTTGTCTACCCCTGGCTTGAGAAATAGGCGCAGCAAAGCCATGATCAGCCCTTCTTTCGTGCAGCCCGCATGTTGTCAACGAGATTTGGGTAGGGTCTGCCGGCGGCTTTGGCCATTTTCTTGGCAGCGGCCTTCTTGGCCGGCGTCAGTGCCTTGGGCTTGCCCAGGCCTTTCGGCCGCTTTTTGTCCCATACGGGGGTGTTCTTCATGATGTTCTCCTTGGTCATGTGGACAGGAAGAAGGCGCGCTCTTCCTTGCGACGGCGGTCCAGTCCTGCGAGCACTTTACCCCCAGCCTTGTTCCAAAGCAAGAAAGCGTCCGCCGCTGCCTCCCACTCTTGCCGGTTGGCCTTGATGCGAATCGTGCTGCGCTGTAGGTTGCCCAGCCCTAAGTTGAAGCTAAAAGAGACCAGAGCGTCAAAGCGGCCTTGATGCCCAGCAGCAGGGGGAACAAGTCGAAGAACACCACGTTCAAAACCTGCGACATCAGTCTCGAAGAGATCATCAATTTCCTGCTTGGTCCAGACACGGTTGTGCTCCGGTTTGAGTGGGTATTCACTGCGGATCATGGGGATGTCGTCCTTGGTTTTCCCCGGGGGCCGCACCATCGGGAACCTGATCTGCTCCTGGTACAGGACGTGGCCGTATCCTATGGTCCACATGTGCGCCGGGCACAGGTACGGGCGGTTTCTGTACCCCTCGTACTTGTGCATCATTGCAGCAGCGGCCTTGCTCAGTTTCACTTCTTGCTCCACTGGCGAGACCCGAACCAGAAGCCGATGATCCCACCCAGCATGGCCATCTCGTCGCTGGAAAAGATCAGGCTGCTGTACTTGACCACATCGTCGATGTTGGTGATCAACGTGGGGTGATTCCACAGATACAACGCCATGAAGGCATTGATCAGCACAAGCTCAATCACGAAGATGTACGTTACCGTCGGACGAACCGTGCCGACATAGTTGGCAACCCACTGACTGGCCTTCTCTAAAACCCTCTCGTCGTGCTTGAGCGCAGCCTCAGTCATCTGCGCCTCGGTCTGCATCATGACCTGATCGGTGCGGATTTCTTCAATCTTCTGCTGGGCAGCGTAACCTTGAGCGGCCAAGGCCAACTCACGCTCGTTCTGGAGCCGAGCCAGTGCGAGCTCATGCTTCTGGTCAGACTTGTTTTGAAAAAACTCGAGCAGTTTGGGCAAGCCGCTGATCAGCAAGCCGCCGAGGGTGGAAATCAAAGATAGCATCAGTTTCTCCCGGTTGTAATCACATCGTCGCCCTTGCGGACGGTCACTTTGCTGCCCTCAACCTCAACCTGCATGGGCGGCTCTTTTCGGTCTAAACGGTCGAGCTTGTCGATCAACTGTCGCATGACTTCAAACTCAGGCTTCTCCTGCTTCGGGTTGGCCCCAGCAATGCCGTTGAGCATGGAGATCAGCGCCGTCAAAGCGGCAGACACCAGCCCGATCACAGCAGCGATTTTGGATTCCTCCAACATCAGGCTGGCACCTACGCCAACCACAACAATGGCTGTGATGTACGCCAGCCCATGCTTGCCGATGGCCTTGCCTGCCACCTCCTTGGCAGGAGACGCCGCCTCCAAGCGGTCCAACTCCGCCCTGGCCTGGGCCTTAAGTAGGGCAATCTCAGGGTCGTTCATGGCGCACCTCAGAAGAACTGCATGAAAGCAGCGTTATTGTTAGAAACAGGGAAAATCCAACCGGAGTTGTTGCCAAGGTTAGTGTTTGTACCGTTTGATGCATTCCACGTCGCACCCCCGGTAGCATTGTTGTCTCGGATAGAGACGTTGCTTACAGTGACAGTGCCACTTGATTTGTAAAGCACCCCCTGGACCCCAGGAGTCGTCGAGTTTATGGTGGTCGGATAAAGCCCTGTTGCGGTAAATCCCGTCACAAAAGTAATGACTCCCGCGCCAATGCTCAGAGTGCCTTGAGAAAGCGTCACATTTTTAAAACTACACTGATCGCTAATGACTACAGCCCCTCCCCCAGTAGCAATGATCTCAAGGTCGTTATTGCCTATCAGCTTTAAGTCCCCAGTGATCGTGCCCGTAGCAGCATTGGGGGTAAACGTAAGCCCCGCGTTATAGTTAAACGCCATCCCCGGAGCGTTAAACGTAAGGTCTCTGGATATTGAAATGTAGCCGCTTGACGTAGAAGAAGAAAAAGTGCCCGTAAATCCAGTGAATGTGATACTCCTGGCATAACGTACGGCAGTAGTGTCTACGATGCACAACGCACTTCCAGAGTTCGCATCGAAAAAGACATCGTCAGATGCGGTAGGTACGGATTGCCCTCCCGTGCCCCCGGATGTCGCGGCCCACTTTGTGCCCGCTGTGCCGTTCCAAGAGGCATTGCCGCCTACCCAGTACCTGCTTGCCATGATTACGCCTGCGTGGTTACGGCGACAACATCCCAGACCCCGTCCGGCGCGTTGTAGACGCAGCCGACGTACGTTATCTTTGAGGCCGTTGTAGTCGAAGGCAGCGTGGTGCCTATTACGCGGTAGCTGGCACTCCAGCTTAGCGTCCGAGACACGCCGTTGTCCTTGATCCGAAGCAGCATCTTCTGCCCGTCACCAGGCGTGCCGCTTGGCGCGTTGATCGTGGCGTTTGTTGCCAGTGCGTTAATGCAGTACTGGTTTCCAGAGTCCGCTGTCGGCGTAATTGTGGCCGCGCTGGAAATGGAGACAATCCCCGTTATCAGTCTCCCGCCAATCAGCTCCAGGCTACCGTTGAACGTGGCATTTGCCGAGTTCCAATAGGCCCTCGGGTTGCCGTCGCCATCAGACAGCACGATGTAGTTGCTGGCGGTGCGGATGTCGAGGCCGCCTTGGTTTCCATTGTAGGAACCGAGGATGGTGTTTTTTGCCCCAGTAGTTATGGTGTCACCAGAGCTGTACCCGACAAATGTGTTGTATGTGCCGGTAGTTATATTGTACGCGGCATAGTTGCCAACAAAAACGCTGTGTGTAACAGTCTTAGCAAATGATTGATTACCTGCCGCTCTGTACCCGATAGCCACATTTCTTGCGGAGTTCCCCCAAAGGAAGAGGTCGCTACAAAGGCTATACGCGCCTACAGTAACATTCTCCCCAAGACTCATGTAGTCGTACCCGCCAGATAGATAACCAACCGCCACTGACCCCGTACCAGTGTTATCCAATGCCGCATAAGTGCCTACGGCCGTGTTTTGACTACCAGACACTAGATTGGACAGAGAGCTCGTTCCGACAGCTACGTTTGAACTGCCTGTGGTTAGGTTGTAGAGGCTCTGCGACCCCACGGCTGCATTGTTAGCGCCTGATGACACAAACCTTAAAGAAAACGCTCCGATTGCGACGCTGCCGGCCCCGGTATTGCTTGCTGGGGTAGCAGAGCCATACATCGCGGAAATGCCAACTGCGACGTTATTTCCGGCGCGCATGTTGTACATTGCATTAAACCCAACCGCGGTGGACTGAGACGAGGTTGTGTTTGAGAAAAGGGCGTCTTTTCCTAAGGCGGTGTTGTTGTTTCCAGTTGTGTTTGAGCTTAGCCCCCCACCGCCCACGGCCGTGTTGCTGCTTACAGCCCCCGCGCCCAGGCCTACCTCAACCCCGCTGACACCAAGCTTGGCCCCGTCAAACGTGAGGTTTGCAGACTGCGCTACGGCACTCGAAGAGGATGCGTAGAACACTCGGCCGGATGTGAACGATGAAAGGCCCGTGCCGCCGTTGGCAGTCGGCAGTGTCCCGGACACATCAGTGGTCAGTGCCACTTGAGCCAACGTGGAATTCGTGCCGTCGGAGCGCAGCACCCGGTTGGCTGTCTGCGTGCCGACCAGGGCATTGATCGCGGCCTGCTGTGTCGTCTGGCCAGTTCCGCCGTTGGCGATCGCGACCGTTCCCGTGACGTTTGAGGCCGTGCCGGTTGTGTTTTGGTTGAGAGTCGGGACGTCCGCAACCTGGATCGCGGACATTGACACGTTTGTGCCGTTCCCGCGCAAGTATTGACCCGAGGTCACCGCCCCTGCCAAAGCATTGATCGCAGCCTGCTGCGTCGTCTGGCCAGTTCCACCGTTGGCAATGGCCACGGTACCTGTTACGTTGCCGGCTTCGACGCTGTAAAAGCTCGTGCCGTCCGTGAAGATCATTACCTTGTCGCCAGGGGCAATGACAACCGACTGCGCGCCTGGCGGCGTGGTGATTGGAGGCCCCAAGGACAGCCAGTTGTAGACGGTTGCTGGATATGCGGTGTCGTTCCAAATGACGTACTGCTTGGAGACCGGAGGCGCGTAGACGGTGAACGCCGCGGTGGTAGTGGTCGTAAACCGCAAAATGGCATACACCGCCTGGTTCGCGGACCCGGTCGCCGTAGGCCCGTTGAACGTGGTCAATGCCTGGTCAGCAGAAGTGACTGACACCGTCTGGTAGCCGGCAATGGCTCGGTCAAAGACGTAGGCGAAGTTGTTGTTGGTGATCGTGCCCCATGTATTGGCCTCTGTGCCAGGGGTGATCAGCTCAACTCGAAGGCTCTGCGAATAGGTGCTCATGTCGGTTCCTCAACAACTGTCTGAATTTTGCCACCTTGGTCATTGGCTGTCATCCACGATGACCCAGCCGCCGGGGGAAGTTCCACTCACAATAGACCAGCCGGCGGCCTGGGAGTCATTCACAGGGCCCCACGAAGGCGTTTGTGCATCAGGCACCTTGATCCACCCTGTGACAATGAACCCCTCCGCCAACGACGCGTTTTCGACCTGCGAAAAAAGGAAAGCGGACGTCACCGCACGTAGATCGGTTACCTGCGTGCCCTCCGTCAGTGAGAAGAAGAACCCCTGCGAGATGTCAATCAGCTCGGCCGACGCCAGGGCCTCCTGTATGGACTCAACAATCACCTGAATAATTGTTGCGGGGTCTTCGACCGTGACGTTTTCTGAGAACTGGACATCGAACTGCGCGGAAATGCCTGCCTGATCCCCAATGACAACGTCTTCGAGAACGGCCAGATTGAATTGCGCCGTGATCGCATTGATGTCGGCCAGGTCCAGGGCCTCAACCCGCGACATCAAAAACGCTGATTGTTGGGTGCTGGAGTCCTCTACTGCCGAGACACTCTCCGTAAGACTCTGAAGAAACTCAGAGTACACGTTCTGAGCATCAGACACCGAGATGTCCTCGGTTCGAGACGAGGCAAACTGAGCAGAGATGCTTGAGGCATCGTCCGAGGAGGACCCCTCCGTAATGGCCTGCAGGAACGCCGCCAGTTGAAGACTGGAGTCGTCTAGAGACAGGGTTTCGATCACCGACCCAAAGAAAACGCCGGCGGTCGAATCGACGTCATCTACCGTGATCGACTCAATGGGCCCAAAAAGAAAAGAGGACTGTTGAGTGCTCGCGTCTTGAGCCTCAACAGCCTCGGCCAGTGACAGGGCGTAGTTGGTTCCCCCGAGCGATGCGAACGGGGGTTCAGCGAATGCAGCTACGCCGAACACGGCTCATGGCCTCACTGAACCTGCTCGGCCTGTGGTACTTCCGGCATGGGCAGTTGAGGCATCGCTTGCTCACGAATGCCTTGAATCAGGTCCGCGACCTGCTCAAACGGCTGCTTGCCCAGCAAGCCCACGATGTAGTTCACGGCAGGCAGGGGAAGCTTGAGTTCGATAGTGACAGTTTTTTCGTCCATGTGTTTCTCCAATTACTTGTGCGTGCTAATTGCTTGCTGAAAAGGGGCCAGATCGTATCCATCCAACCACGGCTGATTGAGCATGATTTCCAGGTGCTCAACGTTGCGTTTGATGCAATCAGGCCAATCCGATTCTGACATATACGTGGGCTTGCCAGCAAGCAGCAAGCGTACCGAATCCATCGCTGCGTCGTAATGCCGAGCAATTTCCTCCGCTGACGGCGTAGGCATCGCCAGATTAATGGGCTGTCCCTCTTCAGTGGGCGCAATGGGCGTCATAGGTTCTGTCATTTCATGCTCCTTTAAGTTGTGCAATTTCTTGCTGAAGTTGTTTTACCTGTGCGGTCAGGGCCTTGATGGCGGAAACTAGGTACGGATCAAGGTTACGCTGAATGCCGTAGATTTCATCCTCGCCAACAAGCTCTTTTTCTTCCTCTGAAGCGGCATGTTTGCTGACCTGTGACGGCAGCACCCGCATGTAATCCTGCGCTTTAAAACCAACATCATGATTCCCGGTTAGGATGTAATCAAACTCAAATGGCTCCAGCGCATTGATGACCTCAAGGCCGTTTTCGACGGCGATGAAGTTTTGCTTGATGCGAGCATCAGAGGTAGTAGACCAAGTGGTTAAGTTGTTGCCTTGGTACACACCCCCGCCGTTGGGGTTGATAAAGCCAGTATTCGCGCCCTTGCCGGTAGAGTCGTAACCGATGACATATTCATACGTTACGGTTGCGGCGCTCGGGTACGCAAAATTTCCAATGTAAATGTTTTGAGCGCCAGTTGTGATGGCGTTTGTGGTTACACTGCCAGATGTGGCGTATCCAGCGCTATACCCTATTGCTACATTGTTAGAGGGCGTGGTAACAGCGACCAAGGCTTGATAGCCAATGGCCGTGTTATTACTGCCGGTGGTCAGGTTCTGCAATGCAGAGGCACCGGTCGCAACGTTGTAGTTGCCACTGGTGATTGACTGCAATGCACGATTTCCAATGCCCGCATTAAACTGCCCACTTGCACCACTTACGAGACCCGCTGCAAACCGCCCAACATAGGTATTGAATCCGCCAGATGAATGGTTGTAACCCGCACGATACCCAAAACATGAATTGCCTGCGGCAGTGTTGAGGTAAGCAGCCTGATAGCCAACAGCAGTATTATCGCTGCTGGCTGTATTAGAGTTTAAAGCCTGATAACCAATAGCTACATTGCTTGATCCGGAAGTATTGTATTGCAGGGCAAATGACCCCAATGCCGAGTTATAGTTTCCGCTCGTAATGTTGTAAAGAGTTTGAAACCCTATTGCTTCGTTGTAAGCACCAGTATTGTTGGCTGGGGTAGCGGAACCATACATAGCGTCTTTCCCAAGCGCCGTGTTAGCTCCACCCCGCATGTTGTACATCGTGCCTCGACCAACAGCAGTCTGACTGCCGGCTGTGGTGTTGTTTCTGAGTGCGTCGGCTCCTACTGCTACGTTACTCTGCCCAGTGGTGTTACTTAGCAGGGCATACGCGCCAACGGCCGTCAGGTACGTGGTGTTGGTTGCGTTTCCTAGTGCCTCCACCCCAACTGCGACGTTATATCCGTTACTGGTGGAGCTGGCGTCAAGTGCATACGTGCCTATGGCGACGTTGTAAGAGGCGCTATTGCCTGAGTTATACCCGGCGTTCTTGCCCACATAGACATTCCCGATGTTGCTAGAGCCGTAGGCATTCCATCCGGCGTATTCTCCGACAAACGTGTTGGCGTATCCGCTATTAAGGTTGTTTCCCGCATTAAACCCAACAGCAGTGTTGCTAGACCCTGAGTTTAAGTAATAGCCAGCTTGACCCCCAACGACAGTGTTATAGCTCCCCGTCTTTGAGTAAAAACTGTAGCCTGCGGCGTTATACCCAATGAACACTGACTCAGTGTGATTGCTGCTGTATCCACTGGCACTGTAAAGCGCATTAACTCCTATTGCTACAGTGTTGCTGCCTGAAAAGTTATAAGACGAGGAGTTCCCAATTGCAATGTTGCCGTTGCCGCCGCCGCCGTTGCGAAGGGCATTTGGTGCAATTGCGACGTTGTTGTTGCCAGTACTAATACTGTATCCCGCCTCGACGCCAACTGCAACATTGGTGGCCCCGCTTGACACGTTGTAAAGAGAATTTAGGCCAATTGCAACATTGGCGTACCCGGTGTTACTTGCAGGAGTTCCAGAACCCCGCATCGACGCAGAGCCGACAGCAGTGTTATTGCTGCCCGTCATGTTAAGCATGGCTTGATAGCCAACAGCGGTGCTATCCCCCGTTGTCGTATTGTTGTATAACGACTGATAACCAACAGCAGTGTTGTTAGAGGCTGTGGTGTTGGAATACAGCGCAAGAGAACCAAGCGCAGAGTTATAGTTGCCAGTTGTGTTGGAATAGAGGGACTGATACCCTAAAGCGGCTGCATAAGTTCCCCCGTCTATGTTGTATAACGAGTACGCTCCTATGGCAGTACTATTATACATAGTAGACGCAGTACCGCCACTGCCATACGCCGCGTAGTACCCTATAGCAACATTATTCCCGCCACTATTTAAATTGTAGAGGCTATAGGCCCCAACCGATGTGTTAGACACTCCATAAATATTGCCGTATTGGGAAAGCCTCCCGACGGCAGTGTTACCAGAGTAAAGGTTGTACCGAAGAGCCCCTGCTCCAACCCCGGTGTTGTCTGTGCCCCCAGAAGAAATAGAAAGAACGCTCGAACCAATAGCCGTGTTAGAGGCATCGGCCCCACTCCCTCGGCCTACGGTAATGCCATAGACTGTTAAATCTGACCCGGAGTAAAGCAGATTTGCCGAGGTGGTCGTATTGCCACTGCCATCGCTATATACAACCCTGTTGGCCGAAAGCCCGGTCAGTGAGCCGGCAGACGTAGCTGTGGCGGCGTTGCCAGTGATGCTGATGCCCCAAGTACCGCTGGCGTTCGTGCCTGTGGTGCTGGGAGCGCCTACGGTGTTGTAGCTTACCGTCAGCGCACTGGAACCGTTGAAGGTAGAGCCCGACGCGCCGCCTGCACCACCGTCGTTGAACGTGACGGCGTTGGCCACAGAAGCAGCTTGCCCCGTGGTATTGCCGGTGCCGCCCGCCAATACGGGCAATGTGCCAGCAGTTAAAGTCGTTGCTCCAGTCGAGTACAGCGCATTGTTGGCTCCGACAAACGTTGTCAGCCCCGTGCCGCCGTAGGCAGGCTGGATCGTGCCGCCTTGCCATGTGCCTCCAGAGACAACGGTGGTCCCCAGGTTCAGGGCATTGGTGCCCCACGTGACATTTTCCGGCAGGTAACCGTGCACGTCCCATGTTCCGCCGGACGTGGAGTTGCCCATCAAAGCAATACCCGCAGCGCCTCCTGGCGACACAGTCCCGACCGTCGTAGCGGAGTTGTTTTGAATGGTCAGGGTGCCTGTGGCGTTGTTGTTGAACTGAAACGTGGTCGTGTCAGTCAACGTAGTCGCGTCAGGGAGCTGAAAGGTGTGCCCTCCGGTACCAACCAACTGCTGGTTGAAGTCGGATGCCGCGGTCAGAATTGTGACCCCTCCGGAGGCCGTTATGGTCTGCAGACCCTGGTTGATCCGATTGACAAAAATGTTCTCGTTTGCATCCCTGAGCACCACTGAGTTGGCGCCAGAAGAGGCTGTTACTCCCGTGCCGCCGTACGCCACCCCTACGGTAGTGCCTTGCCAAGTCCCAGACGCCACTGTGCCCAAGGGCGAGACATTGCCGCTTGCGTCAAGGTTGACGGACCGGCCCGACGGGTACGTCACAAAGACGTTGACCACACCTGAAAAAGTGACCGGGCTGCCCGAATTGCTAGACGCATAGACGGTGGTTCGGGTAAGCGTGGGTCCAGTGGTGGAGTACGTGCCAAGGCCCACCTCCCAATTGCCCGCGCCGTCCGTGGCCGAGTAATAGGTGGTGTTGGTGTTGCCAACTGCACTGAACGACTGGAAGCCCTGAACTGCCCCTGTAAGCGTGAAGCTTACAGTCGTGTTAGCGGTGGCCGTCTCTTGGACGCGGTTCGCAAGGACCAAGGCCATTTAACGCCCCTTTAAGAAGTTGCAGTCGTGCTGTACGTGACGGTTACGGTGTCGCCTGCAGTCGTGATCTTCGCCGTGCCAAACGCGCCGGCACTGTACAGGGTACCAGAGGTGTTGCCTTGTGTCGAAGACGCTCCGGGCCCAGTCACCAGGAAACAACCTCCGACCGTGCCGCCCGCCCCGGTGATGGTATACGTGATTGCCGTAGCAGTCTTTGTGGTCACGTTGGCCGGGGAAGCGCCCGAAGAAGAAGCGGCACTAAAAGTGGCAGTGCCGCGAACAGGGGAACCGCCCACGGTGTAGTTGGTGAACTCGGTCCAGCCGGCATGCGAAGCCATCGTGTCGCCCGCCAGGAAGGTGGGAGCCGCACCAGAGATGAGACCCAAGAACGGGCCTACGGTGGTGTATCCCGATCCGGACAACAGCGTATCAAGCATCAGTTCTTTGCCGATCGCATTGACCAGGTTGGGGAAGCCCTCTTCCCACTTGACATTCCCGTCGGCGTCACGGCACACGATTTGATAGTGGCCGGCAATCCCCACCGACTCTGCGCCAACAACGTTGGATTGCATTGTCACCAGGGCATGATCACCAAAATTTGAAAATTCGTTCGACATGGCGGCTCCTTAAACAAGTCTGATGATCGCATTGGTTTGATCATCCGGTGGAAAAACAATGGTGAAGGTACCATTGGTCGAGGCCTTGGCACCACCAAAATCCAGGACGCAGACCGACGGGTTTCCTGGAGCGGAATCATTGTAGATCAGGGCCCCATACGCGGTGATGGTTGCACTGGTAAAAGATAGGTCAACAAAGTCCGCGATGGCCGTCGTTCCCGCCGCAGAAGGCGTGATGTTGGTGAGCGTGCCACCGCCGGCCGCATAAGTACCGGAGTTGGGCACTTCGCCTGCGCTCGTGTACGCCGTGGTCGAAGCATTGAACGACGGGGTGTTGTCGTACAAAGCCAGCTTGAACGTGCTGCCGGTGCCCGTGGTGAAGTTGTGCACGGCCTTCATGAGCTCCACCTTGAAGCTCGTGCACATGAAGTTCCCGTTGAAGGCCATCGTCAGTCCCTCATCAAGTGGGCCAGGTCCAAATGACCGGCTTGTCGCAGGCGACCCTGGATCGTCAGCCTGTCCTGCGCAATGGCCTCGTGCATGTAGAACTCCACGACGGCCTTGATGCGCTCCTTGAAAGCCCTAGCCTGCTCTCGAACGGCCGGGTGGGACTGGTCACCGACGAAGATGATCTTGTCCGCGGCGCGTTGAGAAAGCTCCTCCACCGACCACCCACGGTTATGGGTGGTCTCCACTTGGACCGGGTTGACGAGGACGGTTGGTTGCACGGAGATCATGGGCCAGGTGAATCAGATTTGAGGGGGATGCGGATCATGCCATCGCGGTACTCATCGCGACGGCGGCGGCCCTGCTGCTCAATGCCCAGACCCTGCACAGCTTCTTTGTACGACTGGCGGAAATACTGCATCATCTCAATCGGGCCCTTGGTGTAACTGTACGCCTGAATCAGGCAAGCGTACAGCAGCGCCTCGGGGGCATTCGTGCTGATCCACGTAGTGGGGTTGCCCGATGACAACTGCGCCGGGCGATAGATGTAGCCCAGCTCGACGTCGTAGCTTTGGGCAGGGGTGGGAGACACGTAGAAGGTGTTCTGGTCCCAGACGGAGTAATATTTCGGCACCCCTGTCTCGGTACCATCAGGCCAGTACTCCTTCATAAACGAGGTGTCTCTGAAGTCCAAAAAAATCTGGTCATCGTTGACCTTGACCATCAGGTAGCGATGGGTCAGGATGTCCGATGGCGCGGTCAGGAACTTGTTCCCAGAGGTCAGGTTGCCCGTAACCTCCAGCTTAAAAACGTCCAGGTCAATCTCTCGAAGAATCTGGTTCTCCGCCATCGTGATGAACGTGTTGATGACGGCGCTCGTGAAGACGTTCGACTGCACGTCCGTGTAGTTTCTGATGTTGGTGACGAGTTCGTCGTAGGTCATGACACGCTCACTGTAACGGAGCCCACGACCCCTTGAGAGACCACAGGCTGGCCTTCAAGGTACGGGCGCATATCGTTGGTGCCACGGGCGCTGCCGTAGCTTTGGAAAGCAGTAAAGCCGGGCGCGCCTACAAACACGGACACAGGCTCGATGCGATCGGGCCGCGGGTCGCGTAGGGCTATAGCGTCGCCCCGGTACCGCAGCGGCTCAAGCTGGGGCTCCTTGGGCTCGTAGTCATCCGGGCAAACCATAAACCCGCGCCAGTTTTTGCGCAGGGTGTTGTATGGGTAACGCTGGCCACAGTAGTCGCACAGGGCCAGGGAGTATTTGCCGGATGCAAACGCCATGTCATACCCCCATGTCCGGCACAAACTGGACGCTGGCGGTGTCGCGATCCTCCAGGGCAGCGCGCTGGAAGTCCTCCTCGTAGATCGCCTTCAGCGCGGCGCCACGGTCAGGAGCAAACTTCAAGGACAGGTAGTAGGCCAAACCTGAGGCCAGGCACGGCAGAAAGCGGAAGTTGACGTCCGTGGTGTTGGTGTACGCCCCTGCATCCTGGATGCGCCGAATGCGGTAGTACACGAAGGTGTAGTTCTGGTCCGCTGCGGGGTAGAAAAACACCTTGGGCACACTTGTACGCTGCACGTAGAACTGTGCAGGTCGAGCCTGCGAGGTCTTGTCAGGCACATTGAGCCAGTCCTCACGGCTGATGCGCTCAATGTAGACGTCAGTGTTGATGCCCTGGTTGTTCTGCCGAATGATGGCTTCGAGCACGTTGACCGTGTCCGTGGGCAGCGTGATCTCATTGACCCCCTGGGTCAATGAGTAAGTCGCCTGCTCGATCGTCCACAGGTTCAGACCGCGATTGGCCCAGTCAAGGAAGAGCAGATTGAGCGACCGGCGAGCCGAGTTGAGCTGATAACCGCTCGTTGCCCGAATGCCGCAGCGTTCAAACGCTTCCTCGACCAGGTCATCAACCGCCAGGTCGAACGTGGTGGTGCCCGATGTGGCCATTTAGCAGACCGCCCCGCCCTTTTTGTAGCCCTTGGACATCATGCCGCCGCCCATCTTGCCAACGGGCTTGCCCATGGCCATGCGCTTGTGCTGATTCACAGCACCGCCCTTTTTCATCATGATCGGGCCCGACGTCTTGCTGGGCTCAGATGTCACGTGGTTCTTCGCGCCGCTCATCACAGCACCGCCGCCACGAGTGGCGCATCCCATACCTTTTCCAGCCATGATCAGGCTCCTTTCTTCATTGCACGGCCCTTGACGTCGGCCGTTTTACGTTTCACAGCACGGCCCATCTTGTCGGCCATGTCGGAATTCTTCATCATCGAGCCGTCAGGCATCTTGTGCATGCCTGCCATGCCGCCTTTGGCCATCTTGTTCTTGGCGGCGCGCATTCCGCGTACCGGAAGAGCTTTCTTGGTTGCCATTTCATCCTACCTTTCGGATTTCATCCAACTTTGCCTCAAGCCTGTTGAACCGCTGGTCCACATGACTGAGGAATTTATCGAATCGGTCGTCAACTTCCTTGCGTGTGACATGGTCCCGGGCAACCTCTTCACGGGTCTTGTTCAAGAGAATGCCCAGTCGACTTATCTCATCAAACTTTGATTTCAACAGGAAGCCCATAACCCCCACAATCGCCGTCAAAACGACGTTCCAGATCATCATCTCCACGGCTCAGCACCTCCACCTCTTTCGCGCTTGGCGAAGGCGGCTGTTGGGGTCCTTTGCCGCGTCAGGAAACTGCTTCATCTGCCCCTCGGAACGCGCGCAATACGACGCCCTGCGCTTTGCTTCTGCCGCCGACGGTGTCTTGGTGGTCACCGCCGTCTTCAGCTTGCTGCCAGGGTTGGCCTTGCGAAACGCTGCAACGCCTTTTTTGGTCATGCCGGCGCCGTCCTTGGTGGCGCGGAAATTCCCGCTCTTCACCGAGGCCTTGATGCCCATGCCTTTGGAAGCCATCACACTGCCGCTCCGCCGTAAAACATGAGCATCACGCTGGTCACCTGCGCATCATTGACGTCAATGAACACGCCATCCGAGAACAGGACGCCTACGTCAGGAAGAATGATGTCGTAAGCGCCGGCTGCTGCCGGGGTGATGACAGTGATCAATGCGGTGCCGGCTGACGTCGACCCGTTTTTCAGGGAAAAAGAGGACGCCGTCCCAGAGCATGTGTAGTAGAGGCCAGCAACACGAGTTCTACCCGCAATTGCTTGGGCATCAGCAGTCTTAGTGACTGTTTGGATGTTGCTGTTGCTCATGGCGAGCCCCTATCAAGCAGGAGTAACGGTGGTGGCGTTAGAGCCTTTCCAAGCAGAACCTGCCGTAGCACCGGTGGCGGTGTAGATCACGCCAGTGGCGATGTCCACGACCGTTTTGCCGGTCACTTTGCCGGTGGTGTTGATGGCATTTGCAATAGCACCCAGGGCGGCTGCAGTTGCGGTAGGGAGAATAATGGTGCCAACAACGGTGCCAACGACGTCGCCGGTAATTGCGCCCTCAAAGCCATTGTCAGACTTTACCGGGCCAGAGAAGGTAGTGCGTGCCATTTCGGTCCTCACATGCGAGTTTTGGTGCACCTGTCTGCATGTCGTCAGCCGGGACTGTCAGATGCACCGGGGACCCCGGGATGGGCTCAATATACCCTATTTGCAAAAAAAGAAAAAGGGGCCGAAGCCCCTTTTTTCTCGGCCGGGAACTCCCAACCCTTGCTTCTTAGGCTGCGCCAGGCGAGCCAAAGATGCCGCGCGGATCGCTGAAGCCGAAGCTGTAGCGCTCACGAGCCTTGTAGCGAACGTTGCCGGTGTCGAAGTCGCCCTCGAAGCCGGTTTTGATCGCCACACGGGTAAAGCCCTTCATGCCGTTCGGGGCGTCGGTCTTGACAAACCATGCATCCGGATCGGTCAGGAAGTGGTTCACGGTATAGCCTTGCGGCACCATGCCCATGTTCTTGATCGCGTTCAGATCATTGTCGGCAGTACCAACACGCAGAGTCGACTTCAGGATGCGGTCGGCCGTGAACATCAGCTCTTTCGGGATGATGAGCTTCAGGCCTTGGACGGCGATCTTCAGGCCACGCTCGTCGGTGAACGCAGCAATGTCGATCAGCGCCTGCTCCAGCGAGGTCTCCGACAGGTCAGCCGGGACAGCCAGCTCGTTGCGCAGGTCGGCGGCACCCAGGGTCGGGTGGTCGTCTGCACACAGAGGCTTGCCGTCGCCGCCGATCGAGGTGGTGAACGCGCCATTGAGCACGGCCGCCGCCTTGATCTGCTTGGTCTGAGCCATCGAACGTGCCAGGGCCTTGGTGTAGCGGGCCGACAAGCGGTCGTAGAGGTTGTCCTCCACGGCCTCTTCGGTCAGCGAGAACGCCAGGGCGATGGTCTCGTGGGTGTAACGAGCCGTGTAGACCTCTTGCGCCTGGTCGTAAGCGACGCCAGCGCCCTCAGTCTTCACGGGAGCTTCGCCGAAGCCAGATTCCATCACTTCTTCCTCGAACGCGCGGTCCGAAGTTTCCATGGTGTAAATCTGCTCGTGCTCGTTCTCGTAGTTCTTGTACTCCAGGCCAAACAGAGCATTGAGACCAGGCTCAAGCTCTTTCACCAGTTGTGCACGTGAAATTGCCATGATTGATCTCCTTAGGTGCTAAAGCCCGGCGTACCAGTGCTGCCGTACATGTGCTCATTGATCTTCACAACGAGAACGGCGTATTGGCCCATCTCGTTGCCCGGAACGTTCCACAGGCCCACTGCCTTCAGATTGGCAGAAGCACTCTCGGTGAACGTGCCACTCATGGTCATGTTGGACACGCCCGTGGTGGTGCTACCGGTGGTGCTGGCAGTAATGTCGGCGTTGGTGCCGATATTCGCCTGGGTGGGGGTGCCAGCATTCTGGATGATAAACAACTGGTTGGGATCGTCAATCACGTCGGCCACGATCTGACCAGCAGTGATGTTGATGGAACCCGGGTAGTAGTTCTTCCAGGTGGGCTTGCCCGTGGAGGGATCGATGTAGTTGCAGCCGTTGAAAACGCCCACAGCCACGGTGTGATCCGTGTTGTTGAATTTGACCAGGTAGCCATTGTCAATGGTCACCAGATCGCCTTGGTAAATCGCCCCGGACTGGTTATCAGCAATCAGATATCCGTACTGCTTCTGGGCGCCAGTAGCGGACAAATTGCCGAGAGGACGCAGACCAAAGGGCTTGTTCACGTTTGCCATTTGATGGTTCCTTCACAAAAAGTTTTGGTTAGCTGCCTCGTGAACCGCTGCCAAAGGACACGCGCGATTGACGCGTGGGCTTCGTAATGACCATGCTCGAATGAGCGTTGGCCTTCATCAGTTCATTGTCAGCAGCCTGCAATTGGTCGTTCGCACGAGTCTGGTAATGCGCGTTACGCTCTTCAATGGTCTCGTCTGGGATACGTGCAAGCAAGAGACCTCCCACGCTGATCACGCCAGCATGTCGGCCATCTTCAACCGTTGGCACCTGGTAGTCGGGATATTCGTCGCCCCTCACCAGCTCATACCCCTCACGGAGCTTGCCGGCAATGTTGGTGCGGTCTTCAATCCCGCCTGCTTGTGCCCGAATCCAACGGTGCTTGAACCCAGGGGGAGCCGGCGGAGCATCAAGTCGAGACGGGGGAGCCCATGGCTTGCGTCGCGTATTCTTCGCACGAGATTCGGCCTCGCGCGGGGTACGGCTGAGAGTCGGAATTTTGACGTCGCTCATGATCTCACTCCTTCACGTACTTGGCGTATTCCTCAAGTGGAACACCCAGCTTTTTGGCAATTGCAACTTGACTTGGCGTCAATTTGACAGTGCGGCGCGCATTTGAAATTCCGGAGGACCGGGAAGCAGGCGCCACAGCCTGCACGTTTCGCTGTGGCCTGTTTTGGTTGGGCGCAGCATTCTGTTGAAACTTCTGTGGGAATGTTTCACGAATCCTGCGATCGAGCTCATGATAATACTCATCCGAGCTGGCGTCAAACCCCTCAACGGAAATAAGTTGTTTGTGAATGCCCCACGCCGCATGGGTCATCGCCGTATCCCGGCCATACCAGGGATTGCGCTCCGCCCACTCCTCGACCCGGGGGTCAACCTGGCGCGGGGGCTGCTGCATCGCCGGCTGGGGCGCCGGCTGGGCCGCGGCGGCCTGCTGTTGCGCTGCAAACTGTTGCTGATACGCCTCACGCTGCGCGGCTTGGGCCTGGATGCTACTTTGCTCGTTGGTCAGAGCAGCCAGCCGCTGCATGGCCTCAGTTTCAGTATCCACGTCCCCCTCTTCCCGGGCCTTGCGAATAATCTGTTTCAAAGCTACGGTTTGCGTCTCAATGCGGCTTTGTGCCTCGGCGACACGCTGCCCGTCCGTGTTCAGGTATTGCTGCTCAAGTTGCTGGGCCCGGGCCTGCACGCTGCGCGCATACTCCAAGGCGGCCTGTTCACGACGCTGCGTCTCGCGCAGGCGAGCGGTCAGTTTGTCAATGCGCTTTTTGACGTTTTCGCTGTAGTCGTCGACCTCGCTGCGATGTTCCGCGGCACCAGAGGTGTCTACCGCGGGGTCCTGCGGCTGATCCAACAGTTCAGCCTTCCCCTCTTCATTGATCTCAACGGCAGCAGGCTGCTCGTCCTCTCCGATCTTAAATTGCAAGTCCATTTGGTCCGCCATATTGCTCTCCTTTACATGTGCAGAATGTCTTCAGGGTCGTTGACCACGCCTAGCACCTCATCGTCATTGATGAGGCGAATCTCTCCGCCGTCAATTGGGATACGGGCTCCCGCATAACGGCCAAAGATGATCCAATCACCTTCCTTGCACCACGGCCCGGTCGGAAATTTGGACTCGTCCCCGTACGCCAGGTCGCCCATTTTCAGGACATACCCGCACACGGTGGCAAGCTGCGTCTTTCGCTGCGTCTCTTCAGCCAAAACGATGCCGCCTTTGGTCTTCTCAGCCCCGCGGTAAGGCAAGATGGCAATGCGCCATCCGGTGGGCCTGGGAATCGTGTCAATGACGGACTGATCAAGCTTCTCGGGGTCAAACCCCAGCTCCGTGTAGGCATCGTCCAAGGCTGGTTCCTTGGCAGCGGCCTGTTCGGCCCATTTGCGCTCAAGTGCGGTCATTTGGACCGGTGCAGTTTCGATTTCCATGGCTCTCCTTTCAGGTTAAAAGTCCTCGTCTTGGTCCCCATTGACCTTCTTCAAAAGGCCTCTCACGGATTCTTCGACCAGGTTCAAACCCTCAAGGCGGCCCATCATGAAGCGGTAACGCTCCATGTCGGAAATACCTCCACTGAGCACAATTTCGTGTGCCTGTTGACGGTGCTTTCTGATTTCTTTCAAGACTGCTTCTGCAAATTCAAGCATGGTCGTTTCCATGAAAAGCAGTCGGTTTTGCGCCCCGACTGAAGGCGTTGGCGAAGATCAGTATATCTTCACCGGACGGTTACCGTCCTTTTTCTTCACAACCATCGACGGTCCTTGCACGCCCTTGGCTTTTTTGATGACGTCACCGCCCTTGGCCATCTTGCGTGACTTGCCCGCTTTGTCGTAGGCAATTGCTGCGGCCTGCTTCACTGCCGCGGCCTTGCTCTTTGGCTTGCTGGTGCCAATCATCCCGTCTTTCTTGTAGTCGCGCACGATCTCGCCAATGTTGGAGCTGATCGTCTTCTGACTTGAACCCTTTTTAAGCGGCATTTTGTACTCCTTGAGGTGCCTGCTGAGCCTTGCCCATCTGCAACGCCAACCGCTGCTGGTCCAGAGCGGTCTTCTGCTGCAGTCGTTGCTGATCCAGCGCCAGCCGCTGCTGGTCGATCTGGTTGTCTGCCTGGTCGTTCTGCGCGCGCTGCTGCAGCTCTTGCTGCTTGAGCGCGATCAGCGGGTCTTCCCCGCCGCCGCCAGAAAGCTCGTCTTGCATCGAGCGAACCTCTTGCATGTACTGCGCAATCTTGAGCGCCACCATGCCTTCCTTCTGGATGACAGAGATCATGCGGTCTGGGTCGACGCCGTAGAGCTTGAAAAGCTCGGCTTCCACGTCCTCCTCGGCCTTCAGGCGCACGTGGTCCAGAATGTGGCGCTGCAGCATCATGGCTGACATCGGATTGGACTGCAAAATAGGAGACAGGCCCATCATCAAGTGTGCTGCAATGTGCGCGTCGTGCTGTTGGCCGGCAAACGCCTTGAGCTGCATGCCGTTGAGCACGTCGCCGTTCTCCGAGGCCGGGTCCCGAGGCCTCTGCGTGTTCTGAGGCAGCAAAATGCCGTCGATGTCTCGCACGTTGAGCGCCGCATACACGCGGTAGTAGGCCTCGTACATGTTGTGCATGTTCGGGGCACTCTGTGCAAGCTGCAGCTGCATCTGAGCAAGCTGAATGCGCTGCGCGGTGCTGAAAATGTTGGGGTCGGCCACCGGCAGCACCGACACCATGTCGTTGAAGTCCGATTTCTTGACGCGCCGGGACGCGCCAGGCACTTCGTAGGGGTACTCGTCGGGCAAGAAGGTGCCAAAGCCTTCAAACAGCAGCCTGAACTCCAGCGTCTGCGCGTAATGCATGCGCTTGTGGATGCTGGACATGACCATAGAGCCGCGCTCCAGCAGCGCCAGGGTCGTTCCGACCTGCGCGTATTGGTTGCCGTCGCCAACTTGCATGTCCGCGGTGCTGGAGAGCCGTTTTCCGGCGTCCACGAGGAAGCCAAGCAGGCCAAAGAGCACCTGGCTGGGCTCTTTGTACGGCAGCGGCATGAGCGAGGCCGTGAGTTCGGCGCCGCCAGCGTCAATGTCGCGCCATTCGCCCGGCTGAATGGGCGTGGAGTCGTCCGCGATCCGCGCGCCCTTGGCTTTGAAGCCTGCCGGCAGGTTTGCGAGCGTGCCAGCGTCGATCAACTGGCGCAAAGCGCTCGTTGCGCCCTTGGAAAGGCCGCCAACGAGGTGCACAAAGCCCAATCCGTACGCGCCCGGGCCCTCCACAAGCACGTAGTGGACGAAATAATTCTTGCGGTCCTTGTTTTTCGACTCTTCGCGCCAGTTTCGGCGCACTCCGATGACCTGCAGCGTGTCTTCGGCCAGCGTGACAACGTACGGTAGCTTGATTCCGGTCGGTTCGCCCTGGTCATCCTTGTCTTCAAAGCCTGGGATGTCCAAATCGACCATCATTTCCAGCAAAAAGACCTCGCCGATGTCATCCGTGGGCTGCACGCCAACCGCTTTGTTCACCGCTTCCTTGATTTGGCTGGGATCAGCAGGCGATGCAGCGGTGTCGACCCTGACATCAAGGTACTCGCCGGCCACAACACGCTTGCGAAAGTCGTTGGAGTCCATCGCAATGCGGTGCGTGATCCGCGCGCACTGGCTCATGACGCTCGAACCGTTGTACGGGATGTACACGTCGTCGGCCAGGCACAGTTTTGACACCATCCGGCCCAGTTGGTAGTCGTAGTAGACCTTCTTGAAGGTTGATCCACCGTAGCCGGTGTAGAAAAGTAGCTGATCAAACTCCGGTGTGTACTCCTCCATCACCGTTGTGATCTGGTAGTTCATAAAATCCTGCACGCGCGAGGCCTGCTGGTACTTCTCCACCGTCTCTTTGCCCACGATTTGGCTGCGAACAGGGCCTCCGGCGGGCAAAAGCTCCTTGAATGCCTGTGCCTGGAACTGCACGATGGCCTCGGTGAGCATCGGATGGGCCACGCCAGAGGCTCCGCGGAAGGGCTTTGTGCGCTCTTCCATGCGCAAGCCCAGCAGATCAAGGCCCTTGGCGTACATCTGCTCCCAATCGGAGCGCGAACCCTTGTCTGCCTCGAACAAAGCGCTCACGTCAAGGGCGATCCTGCCCAGGTCGTCGGGGTCAATGACCTCTGCCAGGTTGGCGTAGAAGTCGACCTCGTCGGCTTCGTCCTCGCCGATCTCAACCGTGGCGCCTCCGTCCTCGTCGATGACCACCTCAATGTCCATCTCAGGCTCTGGTAGGCCCACTACGACGTCCAGAACGGGCGCCCGGTTAAGTGCTTTGTCGATTGGCATGTCGTTTCCTTATGCGTGGGCCTTGATGAATGCCGTATTCTTGTCGACCAGGCCACCTTTTTTGAAGGGAACCCCTTCTTTTTTCACACGGGCAGCAGACTCGGTACCCCAAATCACTGCCGGATGCATTATCTCCGTGCCATCGGGCTTTCTCAACGTGACTGAGCTGTACTCGAAGCCCGGACCGAGGTCCTTGACCACTTCCTTGAGGTTACGAGGCAGCTTTTCGTAGAGCTGTGCTTGGGCGGACTCCGCTCCAGGGAACGCCACAAAGTTGACCCCGCGGTTGATTGCCGCTGCAATCGCGTTCTTTGCCATGAGCTGCTGGATCACCTGCGGGGAATTCTCCATGCCAGGGAAGGACTCTTTGAGTGAGTACGTCCCTTCTTGGATGCGCTTGTTGATCTTGGCGATGTCGCTGTCAACCTTGCCAATCTGCTTGAGAACCTCGTTGTACCGATCGCCCGACTGCCCTGTTGAGCGAAGCTGCACGAACTCCTTCATCAAGGCATCCTTCTTGTCCATCAACGGCAGATACTTCTCGTGGAAATCCGTCGACACGTTTCCGCCCAAAGGGCCCAGCTTGCGGATGTCGTCAAGCCGATCCGATTGCAGCTCGTGGATATAAATCCCCTTGGTCGGGCCTATGCCAGGGATTACTGTCTCGTGTTCGGAGAATCGACTGAAAGCAATGGGGTCCGGGTCGTTTTTCAGGCCGGAGTGCTGGCCACGATACGGTTTTACGCCCGCAGAAATCGTCCGATCAAGTGCCGCCCGCAGGGACTGCCCCTCCCTTTGTATCTGCGACCTCAGGTCCCCCCTGAGAGCCTCTGTGATGTCCTCCACCTGCTTCTGAGCCTCTTTGTTGCCTTCGACAAGCCCGGGCACGTACTGCCTGATTTGCGGGACGTTGTACTGCGTAGCCAGTTTTTCAGCGGCTTCAGTTATGGTGTCCTCAGCGGCTTTTCTGGTTATCTGAAGCGACCCAAGAGCCTGCTGTTCTGGGTCGTTCATCCTTTCCCTAACCAGTCCTTTATACCTGCTGGAAAGGGTGGGATAGAGGAGGGTGTCTTCCAGATCAGCAAAGTCTCGTCTTGCTTTTTGCGCCTGCACATAAGGCGTGAACGCCGTGGTTATCTGGCTCACAAGATTGGGCGGGGTACTCTTGGTCAGCTCCTGAATGCTCCTGGACAGGTTGTTGACCTCTTCCTCACTCTGCCCGAGCGTGCCATAGGTCTTTGACCTGACATTGTCAAATAGTGTCTTGAGGCGCCCTGACTGCGCCGCCACCTCAGGCAACTGATCCTGGATCAAATGGATTACGCCCATGGGGCGGTCCTGGTACGGGTTGTCCATCGTGCGATAGAAACTGGTCGAATCAGGCTCCACCACTTGAGTGCGATATCGGGCCGGGTCAGAGGACTGCTTCAGACGATTGAGCAGGTCCGAAGGCGTGATCTTTGCCGTGGCGTCCAAGTCAGCCAGCGCCTCCTGTGCGCGGCCAATTTCATGGTCACGGAACTTGCCCTTGAGCTGCCCCAAGATTTGATCCTTGCGCACCGGGCCAGGCAGCGACGCCGCAAATTGATCGATTCTGCCGACAAAGGGCGCGTCCGCCGTCGGCCTTGGCGTGTAGAGGGGCTCCGCCTCTCTGCGAAGCGGAGCCGCGTACGAGGCACCAGGCACTGCAAGCTGGCGGTTGTACTGCTGGAAGTCCTTGGCCACGTCACTGGCGGCCTGGCCCGCGCGCCGCGCTGCGTTGACCCCGCCGCGCACAACACCGGCCGGGTTGACCAGGTTCGCGAGCGTCTCGCCGGCCGTGTAAAAGCCCTTGGCCGTCGGGTCCTCAGGAGGCGCCTGCCGCACGCCCGCGCGCGTCATCTTCTCCTTGATCCAGTCGCTGCCCATGACAGGCTTGTCGACGTTGTAGCCCAATGGACGCAGCGCCATCGTAGCAATGTCCACCGGTGCGCCCACCAGGTCGTACGGCAGCTCCGACGCTCCCTTGGCCGCGGCCACGTACGCCGAGCCAGTGTTGAGCGCATCGCTGATGGGACCACGCCTGCGGCCCTTGCCAGAGCTGGGCGTGACAAAGGCCGGGCGGCGCGCCGCTTCCAGCTCCGCGTCACTGACCTCGCCCTCCTTGGGGCTGCCCTCGGCGCGCTTGACGATCAGCTTGTCCAGGGGGATGATGTCCCGGCCGGCATTCATGCGGTAGCTCTGCGAAGGGATGACTTGCAGGCGCTGGTCCGGGGTCCACATCTTCCGGTCCTCAACCGCACGCGCTTCTGCCTCCCCCAACAGACGCTTGTAGTACAGGTCGGCCGCGCCCTCTTGCGCAGCCCTGTCCATGGTCTTCAAGCTTTTCTTGTGGTAATCCAAGTACTCCTGGTACTTCTTGGCAATCTCCGGGGTCACTTCATCGCTCTGCCACGCCACTTTGGCAAACTTTTCAATCGAGGTCGGCTGAGCCATACGGCCCCTGACCTCCTTCAAAATTTCAAATGCCTGAGGGTCATTGAAGGCCATGTTCTTTGAGCCACCTTGGCCAAAGCCCTCTCGGAACTGAATCCCGTGCTGCAACTCATGAAGCATGCCCTTGGCGTTCTCGTTCTTCCCGCCAGCGGTGCCCAAACGGATCGACGCGCCAGGCCCCGACCCGCCCATCAGCACGCTGCGCGTAGAGTACGGGTCCTTGCTCGTCATGATCTTGCCCAGCTCAGGGTAATTCGCGAAGAGTTCCGGATGCGACAGCACCCGCTCCGCCGGACCCTGTAGAACAGCCTCACGAATCGTCGCGCCTGCGTCCGATATTTCCTGGCGCCACATGCCGTCCGGAGCCTTGAAGTTGCCCGTCGCCTTCCAAACCTCCTCAGGCGCGGCGCCCTGCTTGGTCATCTTCTGGGCCAAGGCATTGGAGGCCGCGTTCCAGCCCTTGGCGCCCTTGCCAATAAAAATTCCTGCCAGCGCCCCAGGCACGCCCACGCCAGGCATGTTGCCCAAGGCCTGGCCAGTGCGATACGCGTCACTGCCCGAGGCGCCCGGCTCAAGGCCCGCGTAACCACGCAGTCCTTCCATGACAGGAGAGACAATCGACTTGAGCGCACGCGAGGCGCTGGACTCCTCGGTCACCGGCTGCTCTTCGGGAGAGCTTGTCACCTCACCGCCCTTTTCAAACCGGCGCACGCCCAGCGTCTCCGAAGTCAAGGTGGGCTGCTCCAATGTGGGCGCGCCCAGCGTCGAGCGCATCAGTCCGCGCGACTCGTTTTCCGCCGCGCGCAGCTTGAGCTTGTACTGCTTGGCCAAAGCCTGCAGTTGCTCCTTGGCAGACTTGCCGCCCTTGCCCTTGCTCTTGGGCTCCTTGATCGCAAAGTCCTGGCCCGTGGCCAGCGGTCCAGCAGCCAACTCCATTTCCTTCGGAGCCGCCGCGCCACCGCCAGAAGGCACCATCACCCGGCTCATGCCGACAGCCTGACGGGGACTGGTCCGCGGACCGAGGTCCTCGAGCATCTGCTGCGACTGCGACAGGTAGTCGGCCGCGGCCTCGTCTTCAGTCTGCGGCTCACTCGCGTCAATGAGCGCGTTCATCGCATCAAGGCCCGCGGAGCCGCCCTTGGCAAAGGACTGCACCGGTGTCTGCTGCGGCGCGCCATATCCGGCGTACTGGGCCAGCAGCTGCTGGTAGTAGCCCTCCGAATCAGGCTCTTCAGACTCTTGCACGACCTCGCCTCCTTCAGCAAAGTGCTCGACCTCCCCGCCATGGGCCATGAAGCGATTGGCCACGGACATTGAGCCGAAGTTGAACCTGTCAGGATTGCTTACAACATCAATCGCCAGCGCGCGGTTTGCCGCGTCGGTCTTTGCCCGCTGCGCCGCCGCCTGCTGGTACTCCTGAACTTCCTTCTCTTCAAACGGCAGCGTCGGCGCCGTCATGGAAAACGCCTCAGGCGTCTTGGGCGCTGTCATCTCAAACTTGCTCGCCACCACCGGCTCAGAAGGGCCAGCGTAGTCCGTCTCGCGGCTGCCGGCGTTCCAGTCATTGACCGCCTTCTCGTACGCCGCGTACTGCGACTCGTACGGCTTGTAGACCTCTTCGTTGTACTTGGCCGCCGCGTCGTTGTAAGCCTTGACCTGCGCCTGGTACGGGTTGTACACCTCAGTCTGGTACTTGGTCAACGCGTCGTTGTAAGCCTGGCGCTGGCGCTCGTAGTCCTCCAACATCTGCTGGCGCTGGTTCAAGTACGCCTTGTCAGAAGGCCGCAGAAAAACCGTCTGCCCCGGGTTTGCAATCCCGCCCACGGCAAAGTTCTGGATAGGCTGCGCCGTGTTCAGGTCAACAGGCTGAGACAGCGCGTCATCAGTAAGCCGGTAGGGCGAGAGATCGTCTTGCATATTTCCCCGTTCGGGTCAAGAGTGTCGCCCCATTTTATGCCTCAGTAGTACTCCGGGACAAGCCCTTCTTGACTGGGCTCCTCGTCCGGCGCGTCAGTGGCCAAGGTCACGAAGTTGCCCTGGCGAAAGCGCATCAGCGCCATGGTCGTCACGTCCACCATGTCGTCGTTGTCGCCGTGCGGAAACGACGCGCATTCCTCCACCAGCTCCTCGGCCCAGTCCGTATCCGGCGCCCAGACAATCCCCGACTCCAGCACCGGCGCCACCGCGTTGGCCCGGGCGACCTTGTCCGTCCCCGTCTTGCGCCCGCCAGGCGAGTACATCGTCACCGGGATGTCCATCCGCCGCAGCTCCTGCTGCAGCGGCGTTCCCGTCGCCTTGGCCTCGATCAGCAGGTTGTCAGGCTGCCAGTGGTCGTACTGCTCCTTGGCCACTTTTTTAAGCTCCGGGAAATCCCACCTGCCCCGCTTGACGTCGAGCAAGATGATGTTGGCCCCCGAGTCCTCGTTCAGGTAAAACACGCCCCAGGTCGCGATGACAGAGAAGTCAGCCGTCTCCTTCTTCGAGTACGCCGTGTCCAAGGTCTGAATGATGTAGTTCACCACCGGTGGATCGTCATGCTGCCAGACCTTCCACCACTCCCGCTTCAAGATCGCGCCCTCGTCGTTCGTGGGCTGCTGCTGGTACATCGCGTTCCACTTCTGCACCGACAACGACGCCTTGACCGCCAGCAACTCGTCCAGCTTCCAGAACTCAGGCCATAAGGGTTTACCACTAGGCAAGATGGCCGGGAACTCAATCACCTCCCACTTGTCAGCGTTGTGGCTCGACTGCGCCTTGATCAGCCGGGCCGTCATGTCCTTCGTGCCCCAGCGCGTCATCACAATCACGATCGCCCCGCCCGGCTGCAAACGAGTACGCGGACCCCCCTGGTACCACTCCCAGGCATTGTCCAAAGCCAGGTCCGACAAGGCATCCTGCTCCGAATGCGGATCGTCAATCACCAGCACGTCCGCACCCCGCCCGGTCATCGCACCGCCAACACCGACCGCAAAGTACTCGCCACCCTTGTTCGTGTCCCACCGACCAGCAGCCTTTGAATCCTGCTTCAAGCTCACCTCAGGAAAAAGCTCCTTGTACGCAGGCTGGTCCATCAGGTCCCTGACCTTTCGACCAAAGCGCACGGCAAGCTCTCCGTTGTGGGTTGCTTCAATGGCCTTGGTCCGCGGAGCGCGGCCCATGAGAAACGCCGGCAGCAGGTAGGACGCGAACTCCGACTTCGTGTGCCGGGGCGGCATGTTGATGATCAGGCGCTTGAGCGTGCCATTGGCAATTCGGTCAAAGGCCGCGGCCATCTTCTCATGGTGCGCGCCAAGGATCGCCTCTGGCCAGACGTACCGCACAAAGTCGATGAAGTGAGTCCTTGCTCTGTCCTGAGCTTCAAGTTGCGAGAGCCGCAGTTCAAGGCGCAGTCGCTCCGCGTCGACGTCGTCAGGGATCATGATTGTTTCACGTGAAGAAGTTTGTCATCCAAATGCCGCTGCTGGTGACATTTGCGGCATAGCCAGGTGATCTGCAAGGGCCTACTGTAGTCCTCGTGATGCTTCTGGGCAACAGGGTCACGGCAGACGGAGCACGGTTCGGGGGCGATCTTGCCCCGGCGCTGGTACACGTTGGCGTACGAGCGGGCGATCGATCGCTGCTTTTGACCCGGTTCGAGGTCCGCGTGCCGCGGGCGATGGGCCCTGGCGTACGCAGCATGGCACGCGCGGCAATACCGCTGGGGCAGGCGGTCATTGGGCAAGCCGCATTTCGAGCAGGTTGTTTTCATGGAACGAATTGTATTTCAACTGCGAAAAATTTTTGGGCCAAATCGAGGTTTTTTAGAAGGGGGTGGTTTTCATGGAACAAGAAAACTGTTTCGCGGCCCACTGACAGCGCAAAACCGGGCCAAGGCCGGCGCAGCCTGGGCAGCGGCCCGTTTTTTGGACCCTGGGTCCGGGTGGGGGGTCCGGGCGCCGCGGTCCGCGGACCAGGCGCCGGGCGCCGCGGCCACCAGGCGCGCACCAGGTAACGCGGCCACCTGGTCGGCGGCCTGGTCGACCAGGTGCACGGGCCGCGGACCTGGTTTGCATGTACATGCAAACATGGGCCACCAGCTGCAGGACCAGGCGCGCCGGCCTGGTCGACCTGGTGCGAGATACCAGGCGCGCGGACCAGGCGCCAGGTGGCCGTGGCTCACGGCCTGGCACGGCCGGCGGCCGGCCTGGTGGGTTAATGGGGCTCGACCAGGTGGGCCGGCTGCAGCTCGACCAGGTGGTGACCAGGACGTCGACCAGGTGGGCCGGCTGCAGCTCGACCAGGTGGTGACCAGGACGTCGACCAGGTGGGCCGGCTGCAGCTCGACCAGGTGGTGACCAGGACGTCGACCAGGTGGGCCGGCTGCAGCTCGACCAGGTGGTGACCAGGACGTCGACCAGGTGGGCCGGCTGCAGCTCGACCAGGTGGTGACCAGGACGTCGACCAGGTGGGC